TCACTTCACGATACTGTTCATAACCTCCAAGACTTTCAACGCATCTTTCTCGTCCTTTCTCTTGAGATCTTCGAATACGTCCCTAAGTGAATCCTCTGAGGAATAAGCCATAAATGCGAACCCTAGCAAGATTTCCTTGTGTTGTCTTTCTATGTCTCGATCCTGTCGAGCTTGCTCATTACTTCTATATTGTTGCTCTTTCAATTCCTTGAGTTGAGAAACATAATCATCGATAGCCATGACAAGTACGGTACCCAACGAGTATCGATCGTCAATCTCACGTCCAGTACACTCTTGGAAGAAGTCAATGGCTGTCATTAACCCCATCTCAACCACTTCTCCATGCTCCTCTTGTAAATATGTTTCATAATCGTCTTGGTTGATAACAATACCTAAGCTATTATTGAAACCGATATTCTCCAGAAACGTTATTACGCACTCAGCTTCCTCGTTATCAAAATATACCTTACTTAATAACTCCTTGATCTCTTTGAATCTTCTCATTTTTTCTTTTATTTTAATTTTATTTATTAGCATCTTGGCCACCGCAAATCAAACAAGATACAATTATGGATGATATAAACATATACAGGGAACGGGTAGCGCTAGCGTTTGATATTCCATGCCCAGTATGCGGTAGAAAACCTAAATGCGAGTTCACCATAGGGCGAAATTATATTTATCATGGCTGTGAGCATGATGAAATTTTCAATCTCGTAGAAGCACGCATAGATAAGTTTACTTCACAATATCAATGTCCTAAAGGTCTTGTTCGGAGGGTATTTCACGCACGATAGCCTTTCCTATCATCAAGAATCTCATATGAATGGAGCTAACCAAGTCATCATCTGAGAATCCTTCGGTTTCCTTTAATATGAAATCGATTAGTTCTTTTTTTGTGATTCTCCCTTCTGGGTTTAAGAACACTTGCCTTAAAGGGATAGATCGCTCAATCATATTTCAATTTCTTGCCCACCAAAAAATCCCTAGCTTTAATCTTCGCAATAATCCTTTGACCACTCCTATCAAGCAATCCTAAATCAGTTTTCAAGACTAATCCTTCAGCATCATATGTAGTATCTTCAGCGATCAATGACTTGTAGCCATTACTAACATACTCAATCGCTTCCTCGAATGTCATATAGCCGATCACTGGAACTACCTTGATTGCCAGATCGCCAGCTATCTTCTCTACATCAGGTCTCCTTAACCACCATTTATCAATCTTGACATCGAACAAAATGAAGCTTACCCCATCCTTGATATAGCGACCTCCACCTTTCTGAATCTTCATTCCGTACCCTTCTCCATAAAGAATGACATCCGCATAAGGCGTATCAAAATCATCCTCATTCTCAGGAGGAAAAACTTTTCTCATCTTATCGACAGTAAACAACTCCTCTAGTTTTATCAATAGATGAGGAGGAATGTTGGCTTTATCGGTTCTTCCTCCAAACTCAACACGTACGCCATTGAATCGGATCTGGATATTTGTCCCATCGATCTTTTCCTCAGCCCTAAACTTGCAGCCCTTCAAGTACTCGAACTCCGGTAAACTCCAATCACCCAATATCAATCTATTGGTCTCAAAATCTCTCTTGTAAATCGTATTAATTTTCTGATAATCCTTGTGTTCCATCTTTGTAATTTTTAAACTCATCTAATATCTTGTCTATTTGCAACGCTATTCTCTGACATACAATTCCTCTACCACACCTCATATTTGCGTCATAAGCTATCTGTAACTCATATAGCTTATTTTTCAAATCCAGCATTCGAGGATCGATTCCTGTATCTTCGATGAATATCTCTACAGAAATACCCAATCCCAATATCACATTATTTGAGGAAGAATATTTATACGGGTGCATATAAACCACTCTCTTGATCCCAGCTTGATAAATATTCTTTATACACTCATCACAGGGTTGATGGGTAACATACATCGTACACCCGTCAACCGAAATACCTTGCTTGGCAGCGTACATCAATGCGTTCATCTCAGCGTGGATCTCATTGGATAATGACCACTGGTGATGTTGATCTTTTGTAAACTCACCAGATTCATACAACTCATTACAATTAGGTGCTCCGGTAGGCGTACCATTATATCCCATCGAAATGATCCTTTTGTCTTTTACGATCACAGCCCCTACATGAAGAGAGATACAATGGCTCTCATCGGCTAATCTGGAGGCTACGTCCAGAAAGAATTTGTCGTTTAACATTATATTTTATTTTTATTAAGAAATAAAGGAAAGACGCTTATCTTTACAGTGTCTAATGAAGAAAAATCAACGTCTTTCCTCTTTAGTGAAGGATACAGTAGCTATATTCTATTATATAGTTAGATTGATCTTATTGATCGATTAGTATCCTTGAGGAAAAGAAGCCTATAAAAAGGTAGGAGCATTCTTATACACTGATTATTTATTAGATTTAGGAAGAGGTGCTAGCTTCTCCCTTTTTATTCACATAAAATCAAGAGATCTTGATAAAATCACTACTTTTGTAGAGAACATGATATTCAGTAAATCATGTGCTATTCTTAGAAAGAGTATCAAGGATATAATCAACATCGTATATTACTTCAAAAAGCTATATACGATCATTGATTAGTTGGGTGAGATACTCTAATAGCACAATACTAGTATTGGATTGATTGAGTTTGTACCTTATAAACAAGAAAACATCGATATTATATATAGCTCTGCGAGCAGTTTTTAGGGGGAGCACTATCTCCCCCTATTTTATCAAGACCTCATTGAATTTTATATCCTCTCCCAAATATTAAGTTTGCTCATGACAATGTTTACCGCAACTGGAAGATTAACGATATCCTTATAAATGGGATGGCTTCCATGATATACGGCGAAAAGCTTGTTCGCTTGTTTTCTCACCGTATAAGCAGGGCCATGATTATCCTTAGAACCCATAAAGCATGAGAATACTACTTTCATTTTCTCACCAACTTTAATATCCCTAGCCCAATCAATACAAGAACCCCCAGTGACAGCATGAAAGCTACGGGCCCCCACAACGGGAGTAAAACCCACCACCAAGACCAAGCGATAACGTTCGTAAGTTTCAATGTAATAAAAACGATCGCTAATAATCCGAAAAAAGAGATTCCTCCGGAACTTACTTCTTTACTCATTTGTTTTAATTTTTGTTTATATTCAAATATAGGTTGTTACCATAGCTTTGGGTTCAGTAAATTATCCCCCTTCGTCAATAATCTTCTTTCTCGCATATTTTTAGAGACCCTTTCATTTAAGATCCCAACCAGAACATCTCCATAAGTAGTATTAGGATCAAACCTTCGATACATATCATATTTTTCCATTACCGTATCCGAGTAAACCCTAGAGACTTCGACCCAACGATACCTCATGGTTCCTATACAACTACGATAAGGAATCTTTCTCATCATCTTATATACGATAAAGATATGATTGTCATCCTTGATAATCTTTGTTCTCCTGTCAAGAATGATCTCTCTATAATCTTCCATCCTATTTCGTGGGTATATTGATTATGTAATTGAAATCATGACTGGTAGAATCGATATTGATGATGATAGAGGAATTTCCATTGTTATTGATGGAATCCTTTTTACTTAAAGCCTTGGTATCACCATTATGTTCTTTAACGCATGGAATATAGTTGTCACAAGAGCAAACAAGCGCAACAAACAAGGCTAGCAATATATATTTCATATGTCTATATGTTTAGTTAAACCACAAAACATCATAGCGACCCCGCTCAGTCCAATAAAAAACGCACCAGCTGGATCAAGCTCACATTTAACAGCGATCAAAACCAAGAGAAAACCCAGAATCAACGCCGATATTCTATAAAAATGATTCATTGTCTGTATTATATGATTTTATCTTCCTTTAGCCATTTCCAAACAGTATACCAATCAACATAAGGTCTTTGGTTTGGTTCCTGAATAAGAGGACATCCTAGCGCAGCATCATCAATATACATATGGCAATACGGCTTTGGGGATGTTGTCCAAGATGATTGGTCTGGGTTCTCGTTAATACCATAAAGAGGTATACCGTTTTTCTTGAACCAATTTACCGCATCCGTTAGGTATTTATCTCCTTCTGATAAAGATAGGATTTAGGATCATCTATATCACTTCTCATCGTAAAAAGGATAAGCTTATGACCATTATCCACTAGTTCTTTCAATATCGGAATAGCTCCAATATCATCTCCTATTCTAGGGAATGCATGCTTGACGCATGTTCCGTCAAAATCAATTCCAATTATCATATTTCACTTTTCTTAGTATTTAATTACCACTGCTTTGTTTTAATTATGAGCCTTCATGGTAGGCTCAGTTAATACTATTGGTATAGGCATCCACATATCACATTCATAATCTCCGTAATCTTCAAACTCAAAATTCCCGGATGTTGCGACACGTGGAGGTTCCCCGGCTTCAACAACTATATAACCACTAACTATTGCCCCATTTGATACCATCCTGCAAAGAACCATCTTATTTTCTTTAGGTAATCTTTCCTTCACGCTTACCCACGGGGATTGCTTTGCCGCCCTTTCAATATCTTCTCTTTCCATATTATTCCTTTTTAAATTAATATTTTTCGTGATTGAAACTTTTCATATACTCACAATCTCTATCACAAGAACTATTATCATCATAGCAACTATCGTTGTGACTGTTCCAACAAGGACATTGCTTATGATATGCTTCTAATCTGGCTTTATCTCTAGCTGCTTTCATTTTAGCCTTAATATGATTCGGCAATGCTTCCCGCACTACCGGGTGGAAAGTGATACATTTTGTTTTATTCATGATTCAGTTCTTTTTAATTCATATTTGATTTTGTATAAAGAATTTTATTTATTTTCTTTGTAGAAAATTGATATCAAAATAACCATTATGAGTACAGAAAATCTTCCTCATGAAATCATTGATAGATATGAGGTACACGAATATAGACATGCCATTGCAATTCTGAATATTGACTTCACAGTAGAATACAATGAAGTTATAGAAATGTTAAATGCTTTTACTTTAAGAAAAAGTGCAATAATAACTCCGGGTGGTCGAAAAAGTCCTATTTCAGGAGCACTTGATTCCTATTTATATGAAAAGGGATGGACTGAAAAAATGTTTGAAACCCAGCTAATTATTGATGGAGAGAAACATGACACTCCAACACACAAAATAGACTGTTACAAAAATCGTATAGCTCTTGACATTGAGTGGAATAACAAAGATCCTTTTTACGATAGAGATTTGAACAATTACAGGCTCTTACATGAAAGAGGAGCTATAAGTGTTGCAATTATTATTACACGCTGCTCAAAATTACAAGATATTTTTAATAAATTAGGAAAAGGAGAATCCTACGGAGCTTCTACCACCCATATGGACAAATTAATCCCGCGCATTGAAGGTGGTGGCGGGGGAGGTTGTCCTATTTTAGTATTTGGTATATCTGATAAATTATATGATGAAAATTCATAAATCCTAAATACCTTATTCCTGATTTTAAGTGATATAACAGGGATAAGGTATTTTATGTTATTTATTATTCTTGACCAGTAAAAGCATTTCTTGCACATCTCTTTTTCGATCATTCTTTCGACCCATAGTCATATGACTATAATCCATAGCCCAAAGTTTAATTTGCGATCTTGAGAAATATTTCAATGCAGTTTGTTCCAAATCATAAACAGATATCATTCCTGTATCACTATAGCTAAGAACCAACGAATTGTTTTTTCGCTTCACTACAGAAAACATATCATCAAAAGCCTTTTGAACTTGAGTTCGGATACAAAATGGAGATTGGTGTCGATCAACTCGATACCTTCCTTTAACATACATTCCATTTTTTGTTTGGATTTCAGGATAATCATAAAGAACCATAGTTTCTAAAATATGGTAAAAACGACTATAATGTACAAAACAATATGGAGGATCAGCATATACAGTCGTTCTCTCTTCTAAATTGTTCAAACAACTTATATAATCTTCCACAATTATTTTATGATTAAGATGATTAGGTTCAGTCCTTAACTTTCCGAATACATCTTCTACTTTTCGTACAAAATATTCCAGAATACTTTTTGACCTATATATTTTGATATCAGCCATTGCAGATTCCGTCTTTGCATCTCGATACTGAGCATAATGTCCTGTTCCTTGACTATTATAAGCAGCAGCATACATAAGACAACTTAAAAGGGTATTATATACAGACGAATTACGATAATTTTCAATAGCCATTCGTAAAGAGTCTATCCAAGTACATTGTTCAACACTCCACCATGTTCCTGAATAGTATTTTGTAAATAGATGCCAATCGTTATTAAACTGGGAATTAATTAGTTGTTGACTTCTTGTTTCAAGATTATTAAAATCTTCTAATGTCATATCAGATGCATACAAATAATCCAAAACTAATGTTTGGTAATGTTTTTGATGATATTCTTTGGCTTTTAACAGAATATCTTCTAACAAAACATCTTGATGATTCCAATCTGTAAGATAAGCCTTTGCTATAACAGAAGAATAATACTGAATATCATTTGATATAATAGGAAGCTGACTTCCTAATGCACCCGAAAGCGAACATGAACCTGCAAATAGATCACATATTGCTCCTCCTTGATAAACACTTTCAATTCCTTGTATAACGAATGGCAAAATTTTAGTCTTTGATCCCATATACTTAATATAATGGGGAAAAGCATCACTATGTAGTTTATATTTCATTTTTCTTATTTTAATGCAAATATACGATTAATACTTGGTTCTACCGATGGAAAAGGAGCACACAAATTAAACACTTCACTATATTTGTAGACGCAAACCATTAATTTACATGGATTTAGCCTATATATTTAAAAGAACGTAGCCCTTGCTTGAATCTAACAAATTTAGCTAGTGCTTATTTTGTTAAGTGTATTCCTCTAATAATTTAATAAAAGACTTCATGTACTCGCATTTCTGATTGCAGTCTAATGAATGATTGCACATCAGGTCATTGTCTTTTGAGAGATTAGGACAACATTTCCAGTGAGCCTCAATGACTTCTTGTCTCATGATTTTAGATCTCCATTCGGCACCAGCTATAAATGATTCAACATAACATGTGCTTGTTGATTTAACATACTCTACGGCCGCTTTTTCTACTGTTTGTTTCATATCAATATTTCTTACCTATTTTTAATAAAGTGGTAGTACTGGAGTCGAACCAGTTCATCGTCAGTCTCATGATTTTTCGGAGGACGGATAATGAATAATTTGTTAATAAATTAGTTAATTGATTTATTTAAGACTTCGAAACTACCGTATAGTGTTCCCTACCGGATTTGAACCGATGACCTTGACATTATGAGTGTCTTGCTCTAACCAACTGAGCTAAGGGAACGATTCCACTTACATCCTCACGGATTCATTGTGGATTTTCGTATCTTTGTAATATGTCAAACAAAGATGACGAAAAGCAGGTCTCGAACGTGGACATCCTACAATGTATGTACTGCATTGTTATGATCGTTATAGAAGTCATTAGATTTCTAATGCCCATACCCGCTTAATAACTCTTTAACTTGATCGCATTTAATGCGCTTCGTTTATTAGTTAGCGATCCTAATAAACGATGAACTTAAGAGGGTAGTTACAAGCTATCCTCTTTTTAAAATAGTAACTGGAAAAGGACTCGAACCTCTATTGTGTTACGCACCACATCTCAAGAGCTTTGCACTTACTAAATTCGTCTTTACGTTAACACTTTCAGTACGGGATTAAAAGTCCCTTAGTTTTCTTGAAGCGTATACCAATTTCGCCATCCAGTCATTTTACCACTTACACCTTCACAGGCTCATTGTGGTTTGATAATTTTTCATACTTTTATAGTATGCCAAAACCTAAATCTAATAATTGGAGTTTTGATGTGGGTTTACTACAATGCATATATTGGGTTGTAGTCATTGTCAAAGAAATAATATCCTTTCTTGTATCCATCTCCAATTAAGCTTTCAAGCAAAGAGAGGAAAAACAATGATACCTCTCTTAAAAGTATGAACCTTATTTACTCACCTATTCTCACGAACCGGTAGGAAAACAATGAAAAAAGAAATGTTACACATCCAATTATGAAAGGGAAACCGGATTCGAACCGGTATATCCAGCATGAAAGTCTGTTGTTCTACCATTAAACTATTCCCTCTAAGAAACACTATGTCGCACCTAAATCATCGCCACTATCACTATTAGCTCCAGTTAAGAAAGCTCCCATTCCTAAAGCTCCAACAATCAGCAATAATAATTGCCACCATTCACAATCAAGTCCCATAATATTTCCGTTTTATTCAGTTTATAAAAAGATTTATATTCTTCTATTTCTTCATTTGATTGGCGATGTCAAGCATCATCTTCAGTCCAACCGCATCCATAGAGTTACCTCCTCCAGTATTACCCATCATGATCTCTGGAACCCAACGAACATTTGATTTAGATAAAGCCTCAGCGACACCTACCGTTGTCTTGTAATCCCACTCAGCCTTTTCTTGTGGGGTAAGACCAGCTTGAACTTTCAATCTGTTTGCTTCTGCCTCAGCTTTACCCTCTTCAATAATCTTTTTCGCCTTCTCCGCAGCCTCCTTAGCTTGTAACTGAGCGACCTCGTAAGCTTGTTGAGCCTTAGTAACCTCTACAGCCTTGATCTCCTCTTGTTTCCATTTTGCTTTCTCAGCGTCTCTCTTACCTTCTTCCTCGGCTTGGATTCTTAATTGAGCGGCCTCTAAAGCTTTTGACTTTGCTGTAACTATCATTCATATTCCAACAAGTTCATAACGCTTGCTGCGCCATTCGGCTGCTATATGTTACCATATAGATTAGACTATATCATTCTCCTATTCTATCAAATGAGGAGAGGCTCCTTTTCCACCTGCATACATTTCAAGTGTACTCCCTTTCGGGATAGTCGTTGAACCTTCACTGAATATATGATTATGTATTCTTTCAATATGATCTATAAATTCTTCAGAACTCATAGTATCTTTTGCTCTATTGCACTTAAAACAACATGGAACACAATTGAATTTCTCATATCCAATACTAGAATCAAGTCTATCAACCCCATTATGCTTTAGCATAGGTTCTGCCTTATTAGCTCTTGGTATCAGACTTTTATGCACGTATGGATGAGATCCACAATAATAACAATCTTGGTTTATTAAGTGATTAAATTCTTCAAATTTCAAATTCATAGGAATTCCTCTTCTGGCCGCATTGGAGATATATTCACTAAATACCTTCTTACGTAACCCCATCTGATTAAGTCCCATTTGTTCATAATAATCGCTATTTACAATCCGATCTATTGCCTTTTGAGCTTTTTGAGCTTTTAGATGAAGCGCTCTAGGACGCATATAATAAAACATTCCTGTCTCATCAATACATTTCCATCTCCACTCTTTATTCCCTGCGGCAGTTTCAATTCTAATATGTTCTAAAAGTGTAAAGTTATCCACTTTATCACCTACATTAAATAAATACTTCATTGGCTTTGGTTTTTAATATTTATAATACGATTGTTATTTTTATATTCAGTGCTTGGCTGCTGATTGTCCTTATATACAGCAATTAATAAGGATTTTCCAGCAATTAAAAGCCTTTGCTTTATACATTTCTGCATAAAGGTCCTATTATGTTAAGACATATCAGCCTCTCTCTGTTTATTGATCTGATCTATCGTAGCTTGCTCATATTCCATATCAGAGATAGAAAGCTGGGAAACCTTCAGTCCATAATAAGCAAATGGTGACTCTTCTTGTCTCTTATAACCGTTCGGAGAAACAGAATCAGTAATAAGACTAGCTATCCGGATGATTTTGATCTCGTTCGTTAATTGGTCGGTAGTCTCCTCTTCCTTCACCATTGTCTTATATACGCCATAATTCAACTGATCCGTTGCGTAAGCGATCAAGTCTGTTCGTTTCTCGGATACTGACTCTAACGATGTCATAAGCGGACCACAAGCTAGGATAACCTTACCCAGAGTAGGCTTGATTAAATCGTTAATCAATCGATCCATAGATCCGTAGTGAGTTTGGATTCGATAAAGAAACTTCTGATCTGTAGGTAGTTCAATTCTAACACTTCCCAGAACATACCCCTTACCCTTATCATTATAAGTGATCGGCAATGCCGGATTATCTCCGGTGGGACGAAGAATAATATTTCCATTATTCTTCTTTTCTTTCTCGATCTCGTTAAACCAAATCTGATTAGTTTTGTAATAGTTGGAGGTTCGCCCACCTTTTTGAAATTTGAATCCCGGTGTAGTCCAATATTCCAGCTCACCGGTAAAAGGAACTTGATTAATAACGATCTCCTCGTTCTTCACATCCTCGGCGCACTTAGGTAACATCATTAAGGCTAAGAAAGCCACCACACAGGCGATAACGCCATAAATTTTTGTTTTCTGCATTTTGTTGTAAATTATAAATTAAACCAATAATAAAAAGGAATCAAACTCTTTAGGGATATCTCTTTATCTTCAAATCCTTTGCACAATCCAAACAGATACGTAATGACATGTACATAGTAAATGAACAACACGACCCCTACAGACAAAATCAATAGCCTGTACATAAGTTATATTTAATATGATTAATTACTTATTTCCGAAATCACTGGGGATCTCGCCCCAATTTTTATTGTCCCAATGGACTACCTCTATATCGTCAACCCAATAAGACATAACCCGAAGAAATATCTCAGCTTTCTTTAAATCATTATTACGTTTATTCGATGACGTTTTCTTGTTCTTGATCCAAGTGATTGCGGTTATGCTGTCACTATATATGATTTTATCTGGGTAATTGTTCTCTATAATGTATTTTATTGAATCCACTATCGCTAAGAACTCACCTATATTTACTGTCTGATTTCCCAGATACTTATAAAATATGCGATCTCCAGACTTTAGATCGTGGGCTTGGTATTCCGTGATGCCTTTTTTCATCGAATGAGCAGCGTCACATGTAATGCCCCTTATAGGAACCTCTGTCATGAGGTTTTCAAGATAAGTTTTTGTATTTTATTAAATAGCCTGTTTTGGTAAGATATAGCCATCAGCTTCCATATGCCGGTTTACATCCTTAGCACTTCGTAATACAGCCTCTTTAACTTCTTTCTTATTTGTTAGCTCAAGAACATTATCTATTCGCTTTAACACTCGACTTAAATCAGACTCATGAGGCTTTCCATCAAAAGGATTATATATGATCTTTCGCTTTCCAAAGGACACTATAGTCTGATAAAAACACTTTGGAGAAATCAACGTTTCTACTTTTCCTTTTGGTAAAAGACTAATGTACTCATCAACAGCATTGATAGCTTTCTTAAACTCTTTGATAGCCTCGCTTTTATTCGCAATGCACCCAATACCATTTACAAGACTTAACGCTCCCTCTGAAGTACTTGAAAAAGGACTTTTACCTTTTAATGGATTGTAGTAAATTGTCTTGTTGCCATACGCCAAAATAGCTTGACATTCCTTCTTGGATATATCAGTATACACCTTTGCCTTATGTTTCACAAGGGAGATAGTCTCCACAATATAGCCTCTATAATTAGGCATATCTGACAATGTTACCTCATACAATACATTAGATTTAACAGAAGCTTTATCTATCGTTACAGATAAGATACATACTTTCTTTTCCCTATGTTTGAGATCTTCTTCACGAACCCCAAACAAATCCCCCTTTTTATTAACGTATACAAAACCTATGAGATCTCCATTTCTCTTACTCTCCTTAAACTTTAGGAGAGTTTTAACGACTTCACCTTTGACTTCTTCTTGTTCCATTTTTATTCTATTTTATCGTTTTAACACCGCAAAGATATGTAAATTATATTTTAAATCACAAACTTTTAAGCGATTATTTTTTTATAAAATACTACATATTAACGGTTTATAATTACATGATTATATAAAAATATACAGCCAACAAAAACACAGTATTTTATAATTTGCAATTTATAAAATACTGACATATAGCAAAATAAAACCAACCATTATATTCCAACTTTACCAAATTATTTATATATAATTTTTTCTAGTATTTTTTTAACTCTGGATGTTTATCAAACCAACCTTGCTCAAGTCCATATTGGTAAGCTTCCTCAACTTCATTGGTTGAAAAAGATTTTGCACCCTCACAATTTACCTTAATCAATGCGTTTCTCTTTTTAACGACAGGTCTCAATTCGCAACTTTTCCACATCATCATGACCGGAGCTACGAATATGATGATAGACCACCAAAAGGCACTTTGGTATTCCCTTTTTTGAGCAGAAGAGGCGTTACCCCAAACAACACCAAATGCCCAAATGATTTTAAATGGAAATGCCAATATTACCATTGACAAATTCCATATTTTCCCTAATATTTTCATCTTACAAAGATTAATCTACTAAAAAATCAAATTCCTCAGTCTCAATAATAGTGCATGGGATAATGGAAGATGAGTTCAAATCTCGAACTATGTTAAATAACTCGTCTTCAGCAAAAGATAAGTATTCCACGACGCATCCGTCACATTCCCTTGTTTTCACTGTCAAATCAAGAATTTTACTAACCAATTTTGCGTCATCAAATATAATTATATAGAATGTTCCTATTCTAAAAAACACTATTGATGTACGACCTTTTTTAGCACTGGCATAAGCGGCTCTTATTGTATCTATATTGTCCATATTACAAATTTTAGGTTTTCCAAAAGTAGTATTTTAAAATGACGCAAGCAATTTATAAATACCTAATCGTCTTCCTCTATGTTTTCAAGAGAATCAATCGCCATGCAAAATAAATCATCCAAGTTTTCCAAAGCGTCTATAGCATCGCTTAGATAGTCTTTCTCATCTTCATCTTTAGTAGCCTTTTGTAATTTGAATAATTCTTTTCGAGTCTCTGTCAATTTTAAGAACTCATTTTGAGATGTTCTTAATCCAGCTAAAATCACTCTTACTTTCTTGAAATTTCCTGTCTTCATAACTTGCTATTTATTATCAATCCTTTATATTCTTATTTCTTACAATAATCTCTAAATTTCCCAGCATCTCCTCTCGTAACACTTTTTCGACCATTTTCGGGACGAGATTATAATGTCTGTTGTTGATCTCGTCTTTTACCATACGCCTAATCCATCCCTGTATATTATTATCATTCCCATAAGTGTTATTGAAACATCTCTCAGTCATTTGTTTTATCAAGGTCCTAATCTCCTTGATTACATCCTCTTTGGTAAGACCAAGCTCATTATGGATAAAATTCTTTATCGCCTTATATTCTTTACTCATCGCCTATTTTAATTACGTTGATTAATACATTATTCCCATAAACTCTTCCCATGACTTATCAACTCTATCATAATGTTTATCATAAGCCTTTTGTATTTTCTCCACCAGTGGGATAAACCATAGCTGAGTTATCCCGTAACGAATCTGGATTATCTTGCATAGATTGATCTTGATCATTTCCATGTCATTGGCACTAAGAGTGGTATCATTATCCTCGCATCTGTCTAATATTGTTTGGATTGTAGCTAAATATTGATCCATATATCTTTATTTTTTAGATTGTTATTACTTTTATCACCTATCATCAACTATCTTCACCATCTCGCTCCATAGCGTTCTTCCATATTTTGGGGTCTTACATACCAATATGCCAGTATCTTTCCCATAGTACTGGAGATAAATACCAACATATATCTTGTGCGCCAGCTCTTGGAACTTGTTACCTTCCTCCGGCTTGGAATAATCGGTTATCTTTTCTATTCTCATATTATTCATACAAATATCTAGTTCGCTTGAGTCCTCAATCTGGACAGAATGAAGGCTCCCGGAAGACGTATCTTCCCGTTAGATTTCTCGACCTCCATTTTCAATGACCAAATAGGCATCGGTGGATTTGGGTCTACTGAAGTCTGACCAAAATTCGACAGTATGATTATCTCGTCTGCCTCATGTCCCTTTATTCCATATTTGACCATGAAATTCCTCAGTCCATCCCAGTTTCTAGGAATGCCATCATTCGGCGGGTTCTTATCAATCAAATTCAAGAATGTCTTTCCTCCTTCCTTCGAGGGAGATTTAGAGGGAGTCTTTTCTTTACTTTGATTTACTTTACTTTGTTTATTACTGGATACATCAATCGAGTTTTTGACGGCAGAAACAGGGTTAATGTCTGAAATAATCCAATATTCCTTTTTGACCGATATATCCTTTCTCTTTCTTGTCCCTTCAACAAACCTTTCTTGTATTCCTTTAGATGTTAATATTTTGAACTTCTCGTACATCTCCTTATCAAAAAACTCAATATCAATAGCTTTCTTCATCACCTCCTTTACTGCACCCTCGGATACCCCAACATCGTCAGCAATATCAAAAGGTAATTCTTCGTCCCACTCGATGTAATACCCTTTGTATTCGTAGATATTACATAGCAAGCAAATAAGTATTGTAGGGGAAGATGGGCCACATGCCCGCATGATTTTTCGAATCTTCCTGTTTGAAAAGAAATTTACATCAAAAGAATAATAATCAAGTCCTGTTTTGGTTGGTCTTGCCATACGTCAAGTTTATTAGTTATACGCATATTCCGGGGAATAGTCCACTCTGGATAACTTGCAAACCTCCTTGGTGGATTTGGGGTAATATGTCATCCCAAATACATTCTCATATCCTATAAAAGATACAAGATTATGAACCTTTGATACAAAATCTCCAGATATCCAAGAACCTATAGGAATACCAACAAAACTTTGAAAACTACCCAGATCAAACCAATCCTCCATTATAATTTGATCTATCTCACGGTTAGCCATAAAAGCTATTCCCCATCTATCCATTCCTATCTTGTAAATACACTGGAACGATTGTTTTGATCGATCCCAGCGTACAAGTAAGTTATATTCCAGCAAACTAACTTCTTTTGAGACATCTATGCCATGCCATGTCGTATTTTTATCCTTCATATCCTCCTATTTTAAATCTTCCGCAGATAACCACCAGTCACCTGCCTCCACTATATTCTTCCCGGTCTTATTATCCTCTATAACCACTTGGTCATCATAAAGCCCATGTGTATCACTAGATTCTCCACAGGTAAAACCTATAGACACATCATACTTAATAAGTAACTGAGCTAATTCTTGCTTAAATTCTTTTATCCTTTCGTCAGTCATCACACACCCTCTTTCTTCTTAAATGTTATATCAAATGTCTGGATATTCTCAGTTTCTTTATAAACCATCTCACGAAAGAAACTGAAAAGCTTATGTATCTCTATCTCAGACAAACATCCATAAATATCTGCCGCTGCTTGAACCGCATCTTTCATGGAGAAACAAATCTGTGTCCAATCGTCATACTCTTTTTCATCATTGAGAACCTGCCAAATCTTTTTGTTGGCAGATTCTATATATTCCTTATCGAACATTCTTGTTTTCCTTTTCATGGCTTTTTATTTTCAGCTAATAAATCATCTACAATTTCTTTGTTTCAGAGAAATAAGGATCTACTCCTAAGTAATAATCACAATCCTCAAAGATTTGATCCTCACTGTCATATTGACCTCTGTCTTCCATGTCTGGGTTGCAAACCCTTATCTCTAATAAACCTTTAAAACCTGTTCCTGCAAATTCGTTACAGCATTTGGATAAATACTCCTTTGCTTCAGCTTCAGAATATGTTATACTATCAGATCCACTCACGCCATTACCATTAATTGTGAATGACACGATAAACATAGACAGTTTACCTTCCTTCCATAATTCAAAATTCGATTTCATTTCTCTTCCTCCATTTCATTTTTATATTTTTTGTATCATACCCTATTATTTTTAATTTCCTTTACCAACTCTCCTTGGCTCTCATATCCTAGCCATCTGCAAATGGTATCAAAATCGAACCAAAACATGTCATTGATGGCCGTTTCCGACCATCCTTCATCCGGCTCGATCTCCTCAAGCATCTCCTCTACGAGATCTAGTTGCTTACAGGTTAGCATACTCACGTTTCTCTTGGCCTCACCAACAAAAATGAAGTTTCTTAGTTCGCCTTCTACATAATATTTCATAGCTTATTAATTTTATTCTTAATTACCATCCCAGTTGTTTCGCAATACTTTCCATCTCATTATATGCAATCCGGTGACATCCGGCAGTCAGCATATCGTTTTCATAACGATTGAACGCCCATCTGTGACCGGTTACATCCAATGCCAAATCGTGCTGGAACTGACCGCCATTATGGAAGACCTTAATCAATCTCCAAAGTCTTTCAGCTTCAGTTTGTTCTACTTTGATACCCTTACTGGTTTCGATTTTTCCATTCTTAATACGCAACCATACGTTCGGTTGGTCGTCCTCGAACCAATAATAATACAACTGGGAAATCTCGCCAGACTTCCACATTTGTATCCGTTCTTCCAATGTTTTGTTACGGGGCTCTTCCTCTTTCCTTGCCTTTTCAAGGGCTATAACCTCTCTCTTTTCACAACCTTCTGTCCATCTTTGACGTCTGATCGTATATTTAGCCCATGTTCCTTCACCACAAACCTCATCCACAATCACGTTCACGGTTCCCAAGACTTTCAGCGCTTGATGGTCTAATAAGATCTGGAAAATACGTTTCAATTCACGGACATGTTCACGTTTAATCTTATCTGATTTCCATGATAATTCATGGTTAGTTCCAAGCCATTCGTTTGCACTCTTTTTAAGAAGACGCTGGGGAGTTCCCATATCGAAGAACTCTATGTAACCCATCAGATTTCTAAAAGCTCCCCAAACATTCTGATAAGGCAAAACAGTTCTGGCTTTCTTGTATTTTTCAATAGCATCTTTAATGGATTCCAATTGACTGGTGACAAATGCCATATTACCAGTATTTGACATATTATATCCAACGCTAAATACCTTTGAACCAGTAGGTATTGCACTACGAACATGACATTGATGTTTACAGGTGGAAGAGGAATAATGCTCATCATTTATCAAATACGCCTTTTCTCCACGCTTGTTTCGCACGATTCTTCCAACCTCAAAATGACTTCCATAGGAGTAAATTCTTTCACCTTCAAAATAGAAGTTATTACCATTTGCAAATTCTTTCATTTCGTTTGCCCACAAGTGAGCGACCATAGAATTGTTCATATCAGTTAAGTTTTTTATTATCGAATAATGTTATTGAAGACATCATGGAGTAAATAGTTGTCCACCTAAAATTCGCAACTAACCTCCTGATAAAAAGAAAGCCTGTAAAACCATTGTCTTACTGGCTAATTTTAATGTTATGTAATTATGTATCACATATTGTTCCTGACATTCTTAAATGTAAATACATATTTATCATACATTTTAGCATTAGCTATTTGCTCTAGTTTACCTCCAAGAAATTCTGCAATTCTATAATAGCAACTCATTCCAACACCACCATTAAAATGAGGGTAAAAAGTGTTATATATAGAAACCCCATAAGGTATTTGCTTCTTAGTGCGCTTCTTTCTCCATAGCATGCCAGACAAAACAGCATTACAGCACTCAGCAACGACTGTACTTGCTTTATCGTATCCACATCCGGAAGCTGTTGAAAAGTTATTTTCATAATGCCAACCGTCTTTATCCAGCCATCTCATTGAAGCAACAGGACAGTATCCCCAAGTACGACTATTTTTCCACTCTAATTCAATTTCAAGTATATGCACGTCTGGTTTTTCAGACCGTTGCTTATAGTTATCATTAACACGAACCAGTGAATTAAAAAAACCCTTCTTCGTCTTGTATTTATTATACAATCTTCTATATTTTAATTCGTCTTTTGTTATGAAGGGAAATTCATGAGACAAGTCAGTTACCGATGGTAAAACTAAAGTTTTCATATGCTTTATATTTATAGCTTTATTAATTTACAATGTGAATCTTCAAATACAGGAACCAAACCTTGCCCTCTGAAATATGCAGTTGCTATTTTAAAAGCGTACAAGGCAAGTCTTTTTTGGATATTTTGTAGTGTTTGATAAAAAGCTATCGGTTGACAAACATAGAATTTTTCATTTCCGAGACATCCGAAAATTCTATCCAAAGTACCTTCATTACAATTAGTACCTCCCAATATCAGTAAATCACATCCGGTCTTTCGGGTTCCGAGAATAAATATCTTGTCCTTGTTTTCTGGAAGCATGAATATTTCTTTATCTATATCAAACCAATCACTTTGACAGCTATCTACATCCCGGCGAACAATCTCGTCAATCTCACGGGCATATTCTTCTTGTGTTTTCATGCTATTTCATTTAATGGACCAACATACACATCCCCATTCTCATAATAAAGCTGATCCTCATACTGATTATGATGAAGCTCCTCACGTATAGCGTCTTCGTTATCCGCCCAATACCTATACTCCTCATGCCATGAATCGAAAAAATTATCATAACATTGTCTTATCAGATCCTCCAAGGAAAAATCCTCCGGATAAGTACACCATGCGTTATAATAATCTATCATTGGTTTTAAGATATATAAATCATAACACGCTCCTGTTAATGGACAACTATCTTTATAGTCAAACATCACCCTACTATATTTGGATCTGTATTTGTATTCCCCATCAACATATTTACCCAGTGTAGAAAAATACCTGCCCTTGGTAATATACGGCATAATATTATTATTGATATACCTGAACAGTAATTTACCACATAATTCCTCAGGGTAAATATTAGACTTATAATCGATCGGATGCTCATAAATAGGATCGTTATACTTAAATCTGAATCTAAAATTATACGTCTCATATCCAACTCCCCAATCATAAATCTCCGTATCTGTTAAATCTTCAAAAGTTTGTATTGTTTTTTTATAGTCATCGCCATAAGCATTCATACACTGACCCATTATGTTCCATCTTTCTTCCTCTATTACTTTTTGTTTAGCCTCTTCCGATAGTTCATCAAACTTATACAGATTTAAATTAATCGTTTCCATACTACCTCCTATTTTATTGTTAAGTTCTCTAATGTCAATCGAATGACATACGTACCTCCCTCCATGTTCACGCTTAGAGAATAAAAAACCACGACTATCTTCTCAGACAATCGTGGCAAACACTACTAAATAATACCATGAAAAACACAATTAATATTTTACAGCCATTTCTCTACTTATAAAGAAATGGATACCGGTTGAACATTCATTCCATCTATCCTCATCAAAACCCTCGACCTCCTTTTCCTTACCTACAACATAAATGAAATTCTCATCTCTATCGGAAGGGACAGCCTTCAAATCAGACTTGCTCCCATCTAAATTTTGAATTTCCAAAACCTTAGCTTTAGAGCATCTGCATTTCAATGTAGTTGCTGACGAACGTTTGGCATCTTCCGGTACTAATAATTTAACTATATGACTTGACGCTTTTTTTATATCCTATAAAAGCCCCGTCTGGACATTGAGACAATAAAAAAGCTGTCCCTTCATTATGATCAGCTCCACGAAGATTAGCTTCACAAAGATTAGCTCCACGAAGATTAGCTCCACGAAGATCAGCTCCATAAAGATCAGCTTCACAAAGATCAGCTTCACAAAGATTAGCTCCACAAAGATTAGCTCCACGAAGATTAGCTCCACGAAGATTAGCTTCATAAAGATCAGCTTCACAAAGATCAGCTTCACAAAGATTAGCTCCACGAAGATTAGCTTCACAAAGAGTATCTTTTATCGTATTGTTTTCTTTTGAATACTCAAACAATACACTCCCAAAAATTGATTTGATTTGAATTTTAATTTCCATAATTATTTATTTTACACTTTTATTTATAAATTAAACAAACGACCTATTCTCACGAACCAGCCGTCACAATAAACAATTTAATTATTATCTATGACACGTTACTTTAATACCTCCTAAATTCCCTTTGTCCGTAATGCTTGCACATGGCACGAACTTGGGAATAAAATACTTTAGTGCGCTTATACTTGAGAAAATCTATAATCTCTTTTGATCGAGAGTTCCAACGATAGGTTGTTTCGCTTACCATTTGTCTCTTCTCTTTATCCTTGTTTCGATCCAGATGTATATAAGTGATTGAGACCATATATGATTGATCGGGTTTCTGGATGACCGTTACGTCTAGCTTGTTATCTGACATGACTATAATTTTTATGATACTAATCCAAATACGTTCGCCACTAAGTCATTTATTTGACTGGGAATATCATTCTTGACTTTCTTGATAGCCTCCGCATAACCATTCTCCCAACCATTATTGTAAGATTCAGTTTTAATTTCCTTTGTAATTTTATCAGCCATGACAGCCGTTTCCTCCTGTATAATTCGCTCGACAATCTTAGGGCGTTCTTTTTGCTCTATCTCTTCACGAACCTTGGGAAGTTCCTCAGCGTATATCTCTTTTAAGATCCTAGGTTTTTCCTCTTTCTTGATTTTCGCCTTAATCATATTCATATTCTCGGACATGGCAAGGTTAAGAATGGTCTCTCTTACAACTTGATTGCCATTAATCATTTCCAAGATAGAGCTTGCGCAAAGCTGAGGCAGCAAAGATTTTAACAGTCCATTCTCTAGCTCCAACCTTGTCTTAAACAACTCACTCTCATGATATGTCTCATATGTAGTTAACACATAAGAAACCTCTTTCTCGTTTTTAATATGCCGATCTTCCTCGAATCTGGTTCTCTTTAATGTCTGGGCGCTATCTCCAAAGGTTATAGACAATATCTTTCTTCTCTTGATCTCAAACATCTCAAAAACGTATACAAACTCGCCAATCTTAAATTTACAATCAGCATAAATCAGTGCATTTTCTTCTCTTTTCATTGTTTTCTTTTTTATCTAATTCATATTCTCTAGTTCTATTTGATCGCATTCAATTCTATGATTATCGTAATATGAAAGGATCTGGAGGTTTGTGGCATCGTCTCCCAATTTCAATATTATATACTCATAAACCGAATCCGGAATAGTATTCATTCTCTCCTCCAAAGAGGTAGAATACTCCCAACTACTTACCGCACAAAAGCAAATAAGCCCCATAATGATTAATAGTATCGTCTTCATATTATTTTCTCCTTTTATTTTAATTTATTACTCTCAATATCAATTCCGCAATCCTAGAAGAAAGGATATAGCAATCCCAAGCCGCAACAGTTAAGCCACGTTCAAACGCCCCTGACGTACTATGGGATTACTATACTTGATATTGGTAGGATGTGCGCAAGCCTCTCGGCTTTCTTTGAAGTGTCCCCTTATAATCTTCAACGATTTCCAACCGGAATCATAGACCGGTAAGGGGAGTTATTTTATTATTCGCATCTAAAATTCACGGCTCCAAGTCCCGAATAACTCACCTCAAAACTTACCTTTGAAGCGAGACATACGGATACAAGGGCACTAAGTAACTTTACATTACTAGCACTAAAACCGCACGAGAAACATAAATCATGAGTTAGCGAATATTGCATACAACCACAATAGTTGTTAGCTTTCGCAAGCTCTACCATAGCGACAATTAAACCAGATGTAAGATTTGTTTTCATATTATTCCTTGATTTTTAGGCATAAAAAAAGCGCCCACGATTTCTCGCAAGCGCCTTCATGCTTTGATTTGACTACAATATATTGAAATATTATTCTTTCATGTCTCACTTATACTTTAACCCCGTTCTCATACAGATACTCTGGAGCTATATCAATGTTTCCGTTATCCCACTCTAAAGTATCCGTCACTGTGAATTTCTTAAACAGGTCTATGTTCTCCAGAGGCTTAAATACCGGCATATTCCTTTTTAACAGGTTCGTGAAATCCACGATTTTCTTGACCCCGTCATTGAACAACACCGCTATACGGTATCCATCCACGTAATTAGCTTGTACAACTTCCGTAAACATAACATTACTATTTTAATGGTTCAATTTTTCCCGGATCATTGCCACTTGCCGCTTTTTCCCATGCGATTTTCAGTTCTTCACGATGTAAATCAAGCCATTCCAAGATCAACCGTAAAGCCCGCTCAGACATTTCGCCACGAATAATCCCGTTTTCAATTTCAACCAAAACTTTCTGCGATCCATATTTAGCATGAAAATGCGGTGGATTGTGATCCAAGAAACGCAAAGTTACAATTATTCCGAAGAACTCGCTTATTATTGGCATATCTTTTTTGTTTTCAAATATATAAAATGTTTACGACTATACAAAATATGGGCGTACAGATTTCTCAAGGTACGCCCATAAGTTTTTAGTTTAAAACGATAGCTTCCGCTTCTTCTACCATGGTTTCTGGAAGTGCTGGGATTATAGCCTTCGATTCTTCTTTCTCGTATCTATATTGACGAATCAATTTATCAGCGCCAAGTAACGTAAACATAGCTTTGGCTTGACGGAATCCACAATCACGCACCTCTTTAGGTTTGCCAGCCTCTTTTATATCCTTTGATTTCGGAGCAAATCTGATATTATCGGCACAATCACCATATAAATCACTGGAGAACACGTTGATGCCTTCAGAATTATACATGGCTACCACACCCTTCACTGGCATTAAAGAAGGCATAGATCCTCCCATTTCCTTAATATTTTGCTTCACTTTCGCTAGTGATGCGGAAAGTATGAACATAGATTTCCATGCCTTCCAGATACCGTTGGCAAGATCCTCTCTAGTGTCCACTGAAATGTCTTGGATTACATAAGCTCTGGTAGATGTAAATATCACTACCTTACCGCCAAAATATTCCTTCTTTTGTGCGATTCCCCAATTAGCGTAATCCTCCAAATCGTATTTCTTGAAAATACGTTGGCAATTATCCATACAGCCGTAAAGAATATTTCTTACTTGCTCTACTGTAAAATCCACATTCTGATTGATAGTCTCATTTGTAGTCATAATATAATCCTCCTATAATTAAATTGTTTATAAAAATTTGCGAACTACATTTGTATCGAACAAATTCTTTCAGTATCTTTGCACCGTTGAAAGTTTAAAGTCACTGAAAGACACACCCCAAATGCTAAAGTTGCGATTCTAGTATTTTGTGTCGGTAGTCCATCCGAAAAGACACAATTATTTCGTAGTTACAATAGTTGTGTAATACTGGGAATGAATAGAGATATAGATATGATTCACCTCATATATATACGAGACTACAGCCTATCATTCCCGAATTGTAAGTAAAGCCGTTCTATGATCAAACCGATTGATTAAAGCGTACCTTACCCGTACAAACTGGTTTCACCCAGACATTCCGACAAATCTATCCCGGAATATTCCTTTTCAAGTTCATTACATTTAGTTACCGTTTTACAAAACATTCATAGCGTATAAATAAATGCTATCTTACAAGGTTTTTCATAAGGCTATATATTATACACATATCTTACAATATCGGAAACCAATATAAAAAGATACATTTCAATAATATAGTTGAACTATGTGCTATCTATTTGTACTTTTAGCACTCAATACGTCAAAGATCATTATCCTAGCCTCTCACACTAGGAACGGTCTAACCGTTGTTTTAATTCTCAATACATCAACTTCGTAGCAATATCGTAAAGATTAAACCTTTATTTCTTGCTTTCAACTTCTCAAATACCGACTTATTAATCTTACAAGAACCTGTTAAATATGCAATGTTATGTTAGCTTTTCGGATAACAGGTAAAACAATACGCTAAAACTCATTACATACCTTTTGTTTATAATCAATATTTCAGTATATTTGTCAACCCTAACCGCTGTTAGGGTGTGATCGTTGTTTCTTGATCACAGCGCAAAGATATAACGGCTTTTTAGATTAAAAACGGAAAATACATTTATTAACACGTATTTAACGTTTACACACTGCATATTAACACGTAAAACATTGGATATGAACACTATACGAGACATACGATTTAAGTACGATATTACTAATATAGATTTATCAAATGTATTAGGGATTAATAAAAGTACAATATCCACCATACTAGATAGAGACATAAATACACTATCAATCAAACAGTTATGTAGTTTAAGAGAATATACAAAAAGCACATTTAATGAACTATTAGGCGAACAAGTGTTTACCCCTGATAATATTGATAATCAAACAGATAACACAAAGCATACTAGTTTAAGTGATAATTTAGTTATCATAGAGGAAAACGAAATACATTTACATCCTAAATTCGCTGAAGCTATAAGGAAAGCGATACAGGACAATAAAGAATAATATACACGTACATTAATATAGGCAAAAGAACTAATGCAAATAAGACAATACTTACTTTTAGTAAGCAACTTACTAAAGCGAATTATAACATGACATAATGTCATATTTTATACAAACATAACATTATGCACCTTACTAGTGTACTAGCTAACTAATACACCTATATAAAAAGATTCACTTTCTATATTAGTGAACTTATTTACATAACAAATTGATAATCAGATATTATATTCACAAATAAATCATTAATTAATGATCAAACAGGACGAAAAAGGCAAAAAATAAGGGGGAGGGCTACCTTTGCGTTGCGGATACCATACATGTTGCCGACCCCTATTTTCAAGTCCCATTTTTACCCTTCCAAACACTTTCCCTAACCTAGGTTGTCCTTCCAGAAATCAAAAACAGTTTTTATACACTGGAAGCACACCTTTGCCTATATGTAAATTCTCTCATCTTTCCATCCATTTTTTCACCTATAACAAACAGCCTCTTAACGATCTATCATCCTTCCCAACAATCTTCTTTCCTATATATAAAAACGCATATATCCGTTTCCAAAAATTTTCCGGGAACAAATTCTCAAGTCTCGTTTTCCCTAAATCCTCTACCTCAGTGCCAATTTATTCCTTATTTTTGCCATTTATATACAAAAAAGGCGAACACTAGATTTAAAAGGTGTTCGCCTTATTGTAAAGCTATATTTAGTCTATTACTTACCGTCTATTACCACTTTGTCTCCATCAGTCATCGGAGTATCGTCTATGACTACACCAACCCCAGCCTCAGCCAATTGATCTCCTGTAACATCGTTACTGTTCACTTTTATAGTCACAGTTGTTTTCTTGTTCCGATTGAACTGAACTTCTTTGTTTACGATCACTTCCTTAGTGCCGTCTGAATGCTCGTGAACAACATTCAGATAATAATTCGCTTTTAAATACTCATTATCTCCATCATCACTAAATGAATAAAATGTATATATATCCTCAAAGACCTGAGTTTCGCCTGTATTGATGTATACCGAAGGACTACTTTCTTTACCAGAAGAAGACCCTAATGATATTTTCAATTTTCCCTCTTTCAATCCTTCAACAACACATTTAAAACCAAAAACAACCCTTAGCATATTTATGGATACTGGAGATGTAGCGGAAGGTATAATATTGCTTATCTCACCATAATAACGATCTATGTTTGGAATATTATAAAAACCAAATTTACCTAAACCCAAAATCAACCTAACCTCTCCTCTTCTCAAACTATGCCTATAATCTGCTGAAATATTATAAGTGAAATCGTTATTTAAATCCATATTATATAGCCAATCATAATTGCCGTTGCTATGATAAATCTTCACCTTCCCATCCTTCACCATGGAACAAATAAACTGGTAAACATATCCCTTTCTCAATTTAATTTTCGCATTACTGATATCATCAAACAGCCCATAAGCAAAAGGTGTATATTCGATATCCTCAGCTTTCTTATACATAACTTGGAAACCATACAGATCATTATTAGTAGCCGCTTTCGTCAATGGCCCTTCCTCTATCTCCAATATCTCCCCCGCCATCTTTATAGGCACGAGATATTCTTTCGCTTCTTGAGCTGGAGACTCCTTATCCAACTCTTCCATCATACATCCAGATAAACATAACACCAACAAGGGCAAAAACAATAATCGTTTCATGTTAACAATTTTTTCGTGCGAAATTATGAATTAAAACCATCATGGCAAATTTTTCCGGAAGTATATTTGATAATCATCATATTTTTACACATAAAAATCAAAAAACAGCCCATTTCCTTGCTTTCTAAGACACTTTCATTAACTTTGCGGTAAACCAATCGCTCGATGGAAAATATTGCCTTACTGAGGAACTATTACTACAAGATAACAAGAGGAGATCAAGGTCACTTCTTCGGTCTATACGCTGGTAATTATTTCCTGTCAATAGATGAGGCGATGGAGGCTCTTCGCCAAGTAGGTCCAATATTCGCCAGAAGACAAGCCAACATCGTTTCCGGTCCCATCAAGCTAGAGAAGCAAGTCAGCAACGAGAAGTTCTTGACCAGAGCTGATAGCAGCTGGTCAAGAAAAGGGAGGCCTAGAAGAGAGCAAAAACACGACTCAAAAAAGACAATAATTATCATCTTAAAGATCTAGACAAGCCCAAGGGTATTTATAAAACTCGCAAGTAGCAATAATTCCATTTTCTATTCTTTTATATGTTCTTCTTATCTGTTCATCAATAAATAAAGCCTTTTCTTTAGGAAAAGATTCATTATAAGAATAAGCAGCTTTGACTAATAAAACATCTAAATCATCCACATTTATAAGTAATTTTCTCTTTTCAAGATCCATTATTGCGTCAGCATATACAAACGCCAAGCTATTGCTCTTAGGAAAGCAATACCATCCTTTTGAATAACAGTTATAAATCTCAACTATTGCCGGGAGAAATCTTTTATAAGCAGCCAGACTTAAATATCTTCTATAAAAAAACAAATTCCTATATGCAATTTCTCCATTATAATAAATACCATCTCGACATATTGGGTACAAGGAGACCATTGCTGGCACATATCCTCTATCTGCCAGATCTTTCAATAAATAAATAGCAGCCAACAAACTATCTTCAGTATCATGTGAGTGGTTTTCCAAAATCATTCTAGCATAATTATAAATACCAAAAACATCTTTTTGATCAGCTAATTTTTTGTAATATATAGATGCATACATATATTCTCCAATCCTCTCTAAATTGGTAGCATATATTCGCATCGAATTTATATCTCCATTACTTGCACCTTGTATAATTTCATCATCTATCTTAGTAATAAAGAAACGGCTTTTATGGTCTGGATAATATTTTTCATACGCACGACAAAATTGACGATAAAATTCTTCTCGTAATCCTTTTAAAATATTAACATTTATCTGGTGTTCATAATCTCGAACAAAGACAAGTTTCATATCTGATTCATCTTTCCCTATAAAGCTCGTAGCTAAAGCCTCCAAGTAATCTCTAGTATCAAAAAACTCTATAACATTCTCCGTTTCATATATCGGATCTGAATATAAGGGACATGCAGTTTTATCCAATTTATAACCAGATATAATTACCGTAAACTTATCAACTTGATCCCCTATTTGATACAACATTGATAAATCGGTGGATTTTTTAAGTGATTGAGTAAAATGTTTACTAGACAGACCCACTCCTATAATGGCCACATCTATAGAACCCACTTGATACATTTTAAACATATTTGGCCATTCATTAACGCAACTCTCAAAACTATATTCTTTAGGCGCTAAATAAATATCAATAGTGTTTCTATCATCACCGAAGAGTTCTTCTACTTGTAAATGCCTATTTTTAGCATTATATTTTAATCCTGAATCTTTATTTAGAGTTATACGACAAATAGGAAGAGGTAGGATGATCCTTCTAAAGTCAAGATCTATCACCTTAGTTGTTAAATCCTTATACTGATTTTCGCCTGCTACTTTTACCGATGATTTGGTATGTACCACTGGGGTTTCATGACCTCCACTGGCATGGTAGGTAATTTGATCTACGTCTAAAGGCGTATCTATATAAACAGACTCAATATTAAAAGACCGCTGTCCATTCTTTATAAAACTACGAATAAGAAAATCTTTTGTCATGAACTTAAAAACAATTTCAGACTGAAGCCCATCTTTCATTTTGGGTATAATTCGAAGATAATCTTCTCCTTTTCTCGATATAGCAATTGATTCTTTACTCATATTCTTATTTTTTCCTAAAGTTATACATTATTGCAATCACAACCAAATATCAACATATATCTTCAAACCTTTTCCCACAAAATCCCTTATTCTTATATAAAACCTTCAAATCCGAAGGTCTGAACGCTTTGTACCCTATCCCATTGCTCCATGTCTATCATGTGGGTCAATCCTAACCGGTTGGTCGATAGTTATACCTTGGTGACGATACAATAGCGGAAATATCCTCAATTGGCATTTATTAATGCTTTCCGGGATGAGTTAGAGGATCTTGTTCCTTATCCCAGCTTTGATACAGCTATTGGCAGACAGAAACTTGATGTAGATTCGAGTCAGAAAAATTAGTATCCGGGAATAAATAACCGTTCTACTTCTCCTGCGTTGAGGGATGCTGGAGAATATAAAACAAACCTTACGGGAGTTTTTAAGACAAGGCTGCAATGTCGTGCCTCTCTTCTCCCAGATTGACAAAAATCTAACAAAAAGATCGAGTATTTACGAACGCTCGTTTATCGGTGGTATAATCTAGGGCTATGTCCTTCGCCTGACAACCCGAACTCCGATAACATCAACCGAGAGCCGGTAAACGAGTGACCGAAGACAAATAAAAATCCTATGATTCGCATCCGTAACTGGACGTATCCTAGTAATTGGAAACAGGTCAATCAAGGCTCTGACGTTTGCAATCTCGCTGTTCCTATTCTGGTTTATCCATGGAGGAAAGGAGACCAAGCGCCGCCGATCTGTTTAAAACGAGTAGCATACACGAGTTCCCTACTACTTGGCCAATGAACGGTTATCCTTTTATGAACGAAGTTGCCTACATAGGTGGAGGGGCGGAAGTGTCGTAGAATGCTCGGATATGGTGATTGATATCTAGATTAGTCAACCAAGTTCTCTTATCGCCGTAGTTTTAGGTAAGAAGCTTGTATCAACCCATATCGAACCAATCTTGTAATATCCCGTAAATAGGTATTACCTTGATATAGTAACAGTAGTATATACTGTATATGTCATATAAGGTAGTAGTTATAGTTAAGCTTCAACTACGTTGCTGAGGGATGTTATCGGAGGGGTAAAGGCGAAGCCATATTCTTAACAAAAATAAATTATGCTCAAGAATATAAAAAAAACAAGATAACTCCCAATGTATTTTGATTTTAATGCAATGTAGAGATTGCAATATCAAATTATTTATTTAAATTTGCACGTCCAAACTTAGAGAAAATGAGTCTAGTAGAGTATAATGTCGAGATAGAGACTATTGCAAACAGCAAAAGAAATGAATTAATGTGGAATGCTGACAGATCACATAATGCTATAATAATGAAAGAGATTTTTAGGCACTCCAATGAAATCGATATGCTTTGCGGTGAAGGTTCTCTCTTCAGAACTAGTTTTGCTGAAAAAGTAGATAAAGAAGTTACAGAAGGGGATTATAACCCTATGCAGCCACTATACGACCAAATTACTCATTTTTTAAATAGAGGAGGAAAACTTTCCATTATTTTAGAAAAAAAAGAACATAGCTTTATAGAAGACTTAGCAACAAATATTAGTCCTTTAATAAAGGATAAAATAGCTGAAGGGCAGGTTCTAGTTTATAAACTAGACAGCGAACTAAAACCTGAATTTCATTTTTCAATCGGTGATGACAATAAATATAGAAGAGAATTAGGAGCAGAAGAACATTCTGCTTTCGCAAATTTTAATGACACTAAAAACACTGAAGCATTAAAGAAACAGTTTCAAAGCCTTTTACTTTCATCACACAAAATCATTAATTGAGACATGCATCTAGTACTATTATGCACTTTTCTTAGTGGAAATAGTGCAACTTTTTTAGGTTCAATAATGACTTTAGCTGTTTTATGTTTTTTTGGATCTGACAACATCGAGAAAAACAGCAATAATTTTATACAAAATTTATTGTTAATTATTTGCAAACGGACTAAAGCGTTTTTAAGCAGAGAAGGGGATAATTTTGTAGATGTTTTAAAAAAGCGTAATTATAAAGTTCTCTATAGTGCTATTGCTAAATCAAAAGAAGAAAATAATCCACGTAAACAAGAAATGCTTAGCTTGGTAAACGAGCTACAGTTCTTAACTGTTGAATATCAAACAAGTTATTTTACTTTAAGGGATAATGTTGATAATTTATACAAAAATATAACCAAAGCGCCTGAATTTTTGTCTTCTTTCTTTTATTCATTTTTATTTTGTATATTTATTTTTATATTTGATTGCTTTGGTGGATCTATAAAATGGTGTATCGATACAGTAAGTTTAGTTTCTATTACATCTTTTATATATTGGTTATATATATGGAGTTATTATTGGATTTCTATAAAGGAAAGAAATCCTTCCAATGGCGATATATTATATGAATTTAAACTTACGACTTGTATTAAAATACTCTTTTCTTTAATATTATCTACTTTTGTTATTGGATTATTACCTTTTTTAGGATCATGGTCTATGACAATTGTTTATGTATTAGCCATTATTGTCTTGGCTATAGGAGCTATTTTTAAATTTAAAAAGAAAGGAGCTAGTATATTTACTCATTACTTCAATTTGATTCATTTTACACTGATTTTATTATCAATATCGATACTTTCTATCTTATATAATGTATTATTAGACAAAGAACTTATTTTCAATGAAACTTTTGCTCTAATATCGTCTATATCTTTTGCTATCTTTAGCGGACTATTTTTCCCTTTATTTGTTCCATTACTTCGTTTTAGAAGAGAAATCACAAAATCAATAAAGAAATTTAAAGAATCAACCGAAAAATTTAAAATAGAAGACACAAAAAAAAGTAAAGAATTAGAAGAACATTTTAGTTTTTTACTTAAGTTAAGATCTCTTGACCCATCAGAGCATATCAAGCCTGAAAAAGATTGATTCTGCTAGAACATTTCTTTTTATACATTCTAGAACTAATATAAAAGCCTCATTTGCAATAGTTAGACTTTACTTCACATAAATCCACAAGAAAGCCCCATCCGCTAGCAAGTAGATGGGGCTTATTTTTTTACGAGAACTCACTATAGTATTTGTCTATCGTCTTCTTCAGGAACGTAACACCTTTACTTGTCACGATAGTAGACTTACAAGTCTTAGGGTTCCCGAACTTATCTTTTGGTTTCGTGATCTTAACGGTAAAATAGCCGGATCTTATGTATTTCTCATAAGGAAGATTGTCCTGCATCAAGACCCCGTAGAATCTGAGGATATCCATCATCGTGTTTCTTCCCTTGTTATATTTGGCCATTACGATCTTTGCCGCTCCATTCATGTCGTAAGTGGTCTCATCATCCTCATATACACAATCATCATAGAAATCGACCTTGTGATGGTTAGATTTGATATACTTGTCACGCTCCTTCACCTTCAGCTCATTTTCCTTTGCTATCTCAAGCGCCTTCATTTTCTCTTCCTCAGCATCGGCCAAGGCTCTTAACGCCGAAGGATAATCTTTCGGAAGAACAAGCTCTTGTTTCTTCAACTTCTCCTTTAGTAACTCTTCACATTTAATAAAATACGCTCTTACTTGTTGTCCTTGTGCGTTTCTTTGAAGCATCGCTATTTGCTTGGCGCAATCAATTGTCAGAGCATAATCCGTCTTATTGGTACCACCAATACCGTTTTGGCACTGTACGAAAATGTTCACCGCCTCATAATCAATATGTTCCACAAAACCATACTCAAACATGCGCCCGATCCATCTAGTGAATCGTTCCTTGCCATCTATAAATTCATACAACTCTCTCGCAGACACCAACTGCTTATCATTTTTCTCTCTAACTTTAATGATCCGAGAGAAATCGGGATCTTCCATTTTGTCAATCATCGTTCCCATAACAATGTTCTCATCTTACTTTCTCTATAACATTTGTCTGATACATTTCTCTCTTTGTGTTCTTTTTATTTGGAACCAACTTAATAGTTAGCTTAGTTCCATAAAACATACATTGTGGAGGATCTGTCAAATAGCATTCAATACACTCAACTCTAATTATTCCCATATGATCCTTCAAGATATCTCCTACACTGTAAGGGCAATTGGATCTGGCATAATCTTTCATTAACTCAGTTCTCTTTTGATCATAGAATTCCTCCAGATCCTTTAAAGCTTGATCGTACTCTTCTTTAGTCATTTCTATATTTTATATTCATTGATTTTAAAGCATCTTCTATCTCCTCGCTAGGGATATGTCTTCCATTAGTGGCTATGTCAACAGTTTTACCGCTAACATATGAATCCAAGAAAGCGATAGCCTTTACTTTTCTTTCTTCGGTCTCATATATATGATGGCAAAAGGTTAATCTAAAGCTGCTTGCGTATAGTGGCTTTACCGGTAAATCATATTTATCTCTTACCCTTTTCAGTAACTCATTAATAAACGAGTTATGACAATGTCTTCCTGTTTTCGTCTCAAATACATATCGATCCTTTTCCGGAGAGCCAAGTTCTTTATGTAAATATGACAATCGGGAACGCACATCCTGTCCTTTCCACGATAACGCAAATGTCCTCTTGCACGGATTGGTTTTGATCCATATGAATTCATCCTTGTCCAAAACATCACTCCATTTGAGGGAAAGTAGATCTGACAGTTTTAATCCCGTGTAGAAAGCCAGCACGAAAAATAACTCCTCAATGCACATACGATCCATCCTTAACCTATCCAGCGTAATTCTATATTCATCGTACGTTAGGTAGTTTCCCTTGTTCTTCTTTAAATCAATCATCGTCTCTATATTTAATGTTTTTGTAAAAGTCGTTGATCTCGTCATTTCTAATGCCAATATATACATAAGTGATACCTACATTGGAATGATTAAATACCTTTTGCAGCTGGATAAGGGCCTCCTCTGTTTTTCCTCTCGTCTCATAGTAATTACGCCCAAATGTTTTCCTAAACGTATGGGTAGAGAAATTCTCAATGGATAAGTCATATCTCTCCTTGATATCTTTCAGCCTACGGTTGATATGTTGGATACTCATAGGTTGTTGCTTGTTCCCTTCAAAAATGTACCAACCCTTGTATGGATGTCCTAATAATTCATACAGCTCAGACACGATTTTTCTAAACTCATCATTAAATGGTATAGGTCTGGTCTTCTTAGTTTTCTTCTCGGTAACGACCAAACATGTCTTATTTAACACGTCTTCCCATTTTAACATGCGTAAATCAGATACACGAAGAGCTGTTGTATACGCTAGAATAAAATAAAGCTCATCACGATAATAGCCATCATGATGAAGTTTGGACATTGTTTCCTTATACTCCTTAAATGGAAGATAATCCGCTGTTGTCAATACACCTTTCTTTGCCATAATTTCAATCTATTTTTGTTTCATTCTGATGCGAAGGTATGTATTACTTATATAACAAACAAAATTTTTCAACCATAAAACACAGTGTATCAAAATCTTATGATTCATACACTGCATTTTTACATTCTAAAACACTCAATTAATATCTATAAGTTTACTTTTTCATTTAGTTCACAAATCGATATTATTGGTATCCCTAACGATCGAGCTTTATCAGCCTTGCTTGAGTTGGAATTTACATCGTCAGCAACCAGATAAGTGGTATTTTTACTAACCGATCCAGACACAGTACCACCAGCTTTCGTGATCTTCGCTTCTAGCTGTTTGTCTCGGATACCGGTAAAACAAATCTTCACTCCGGATAATGATGTTCCCAAAGGCTCATCTTTCTCCCAAGCAATAGGGATCTCGTTCCCCCTCACCCACTCAACAAAACCTTGACACTTGTTCGAGAACTCATCTAGCATCTTATCGCCTACTCCTTTTGTCATAGACATTATTTTTGTCATCGCTAAGTATCCAGCCAATGTTAATTCTCCAGAGATCCATAACCTCAAGGTCATATTATCTACATTAGACAATAAGATTGTTGCCTTCTTCTCTCCTATTCCATCAAAACAATCGGATACTTCCATTAACTTAGGGAGAGAAACACCATCATCAAAAATGCCTCGGTTCTTCTCTATGATCTTGCTAGCGGTATCGTAACCAATGCCATCTATCTTCTGTAGCGTTGAAAGATCCGTATGAAGAAGATCTCCCGGAGACTCGATCCCGGAGTTAAAGATCGCCTTCAAGGTTTCCTCTCCTATCTCATCATACTCCAACTTCTCGCAGAAGTAAATCAACTTAGCTAATAATCTTCCGGGACAAAGCGGATCTGGACACATACGTTCAACCAAGGAATTATTCCAGACCGTTTCCTTCCCACATGAAGGACAGGATTTAAAAGCCTTCTCCACGACATCATTGGATACAGGATAAATTACGTCTTGAATTTTTGGTATAACCATCCCAGACCTGATTATTCTTATCTCAGCTCCAACGCCAATACCTTTGTCGAAACAGAACTTAGCGTTATATCCTGTAGGGTTATCGATAGTGGCACCTTCCAGCTCTACAGCGTCAACAGCCACGGTAGGTTTCAGACATCCAGATTTAGACACCTTGCAATTGACAGATTGAACAGTGGTGATCTCAGCGCCCGTAAACTCTTCCGGCTTATAGGCTATGGCCCACTGAGGATTACCCGTTGATGAGTGACGACCAATCTCTTTCCAGCGCCTCATATCATTCACGTAGATAACAAGACCGTCAATAGCGAAATCTTGACTCCAATCATCAAATAACTCTTTAAGAAACGAGGTATCCAAAAAACTGGCAAATGTATGAAGTCTTTTTGCCACATAAACAAATGATGCTTCCATGTGGTCAAGGAGATCCATATAAGTATCAAAATTATCAACCCCTTCCCCAAAAGCTCCATAGCGCATAAAATATACGTGTTTAAGTAATTCTGAGGGTGGATCGTCCCGCCTAAATAGTCCAGCCACAGTGTTCCTCGCAGATTTATATAGTTGACCGTTCAATGGATTTATCTTGCCTTCGAAATTATCTTTCCATATTGATTTTGGGATAATAGCCTCGCCAAAGGTATACTCAACAGGAGCATTGTCATGATGCCATACAGAGGACATTAGATCCATATGTCGCTTACAGTCCATCCCTTCATTGTCGCTACCACCTCTGGAATATGTCATCCAGTCATTCTCATTGCATAACAAGCTAATACCATCATATTTTGGAGTGATAACCACATCGTCATTTGGTCCTATACCGACTTTATCAAACCACAGGCATAACTCCTCAAAAGTCTTCACTTTATCCAACGATCTCATCGGGAACGGTAATTTAACTTTTCGGCTGTCAAGATTCATTCCCGGTTCCACCTTTTTAAACCACTCATGATCCGGATTGATAGATCTTAGTTCGTCAACCAATGTGTCATAGGCAAAGTCCGACATGATAGGAGTACCTTGCCGGTACTCCTTGTTTGCTCCTACTATTTTATCGTAGATTTGTTGTTCAATATTGTTCATTTTGATTGATTGTTTTTAATTGCATGTCTTAGTTTTTGACCATAAGATCTATTATCTCTCTGGTGATGTTGGTTCTCAATCCGGTAAAGAAGCTCTCCTTTGGTTCGCAAGTTTTCCATAGCGATCTTCTTCATCTTCTTATCATCTCCAGTGAGAACACGATCGTATGCCTCGTCCAAAGCATATTTAAAACTTTTGATAAACGCTCCTCTATAACTAGATGACAATCTATCATAGATATAGTTGAAAGATTTAATAAGATCCAAATTGTCGAATTTCTTATCAAAGATCAGCTGGCGGATGCGTTGAGCGGATCGCTCTCCTCCACTAGTGTAAAACTCAACAACTTGGTTTTCCAACAAATGATCCAATTGTTCTGGAGTTGCGTTTTCAGAAATATATGCTCCATGTTTCCGGATAGCAGGAAGAATTTCCTTAGCAATCTTTTTTCTGAATGCTTTTGCTGTTTCTGACTTTGCCACCATAGCTAATTCATAAAAATCTGATTCTGAAATAAATAAATCTGCGCCCACTTCTGGTCGCAAATACCTTTCATCTATTTCTACTAAATATTGTTTTATTCGACCCCATCGGATTGATTTTGTCACATTACCATTTCGGCACTCTTCTTTTTCAAACCCTAGTCCAATCGCTACATCTTTTAGATTTAAGAAGATCTCTCCATCGATCATTTTTTGATAACTGATACCATCGATCGTTTCTGTTACTACATTTTGAATTTGTTCGCTCATGATTGTTCTTGTGATTTTAGTTCTTTTAAAATATGTGTAATTGTATCTACGTTCCAGCCATTGCCTAATTGATTATACCTCTCTGTTACTCCAACGCAAGAAGTATAATTATCTGGCAATGTTTGTAGACGTTCGCAATCTACGGGAGAAAGAGGTCTAATATCGTATCGCCCATCTGGTATATTTACGTCAAAGATATAAGCGTTTTGATCTGGCGACTTTTTAAACACGATATTGATCTTTCCATTTTCAATCTTGTATTCTCCAGAAGAAGAAGGGATAAACGCTATATTACTTTGATGCTTCTTAAAATAATCCCTAGCATTCCCCGATCTACATGTAAGGCAATAAGCTTTATCCTTTTCAACGATACCATCCAAGACGATATCACTTAAAAGTATACCCTTGTCTTGAGGTTGCCCTATATTCCAATTTGCCCAATAATTTCTTTTTCTATTTTGAGCCGATACTAAAGAAGAATTTATCATGACAGGCTCTACTCCTAGAGATTTGGAAATTATGTCTTGATACTCTCGCTTCATCTTCACATTCTCAAGAAGAAATCTTACGTTAGGATTTAAAGATTTGATGTGGTTGAGAATATCCAGATAAACGAAAAAGAGCTTACTTCTTGGGTCATTAAAGTTTAATTGCTTACCAGCAAAGCTGAAACCTTGGCACGGCGTTCCCCCTATTAGCAAATCAATGCTGTTCCAATTTATATCCCAATCCTTCCAATTTTGAACATCTCCCAGCCTTATGAGATCTGGATAGTTATGTTCACTCACGGTAATGGCTGCTGTGTTTATCTCACTAGCATAATATTTGATGGACGTGAAGCCAGCTCTTTCCAAAGCCAGTCTTCCGCAACTGATCCCATCAAAGAGAGATAAAACATTCACTGTTCTATCTTATTCGACATAAAAATTTTGCCATTCTTATCTGCTCCTACTTTATGAAATGTGGTCGTTCCTCTATCGTGCATCTGGATAGCTAACCTTGCGTCCCATATACCCTTCCAATTTTCAATTGAATATCCAGTGAATCTGCGTTGGTTCTCGAATTTAAATTCTACATTATACAATAATTCATTTGTAACAAGATCGAGTACCTTGCCAACTCGCATTTTTACAATTTTCATTTTGCATTAAATGTTATTCCGTTCGCCACAATGTTTCCGGTATACAAACTGGGTCTTACGTACTCCAGTGTTTTAAAATTCTTCAAGAAATCATATATTGCTCTTACGAACATCTTTTGCTCTAATGGATCTTTAGGAGCGTCTTCACGTTTATAGATAACACAATCTTCCCATGCTCCATTTTCCATTTTCTGTTTTCCTATATTTATTACGACATATAAATGATGTTTGTAATAGTAAGTGTTGCTTTCTTTTAATTCGTATTTTTCCATTTTGCGATAGTTTTAGTGTCCACCAATCCTAAAAAGGAAAGGTAGACGTGATTATTATTAAGCTTCTACTAACTCTTCTACTTTTTCTTCCCAAAGCTGGTGTATCAATGTTCGACCCTCATGATTCCATCTAATGATTGATTTGAACGGAGAAGGTGACAATAAGGTTTGATGCTCATCTATTACTTTCCAGCTACCAGATTTTCCGGTCAATACCCCCTTGTTACATAAGAATTGATTCAATACTTGAGATGTCGTTCTCAATTCCGTAGCGATAGTCGTAGTGGTAAAGTAATCTCGATTCTCTACCATACCAGAGTAATATTCCACCTTCGGCTTATCCTCTTCGATCTTGGCTTCCTGCTCCTCTACCTTTTGTTGTAGATGAGCGGATAAAATAAGAGCGTCAGAGAATTTCTGAGGGATGGGGAAACCGCCAAAATTAACGTTGTTATATAGTGATGTAGTTCCTGTTGTGATTAACTCTTTAATCTTGTCGTTACACCAGATAGCAAACTCAGGAGCTAACCAACGAGCGAACTCCAAAGCTACATCCTCGTGCATCCACGTTCCCTGCGCTTGACCTCCTTGAGAAATTAAAATAAGGCTATGATTTTCTTTTGCGCCTGACATAACGAATTTAAGTTCTTTATAACTAACATATTGAATACCGTCGTGCAGATCTGCACGACGACTATTATTCTTATTTTTTATGGTAGACAATACATATAGAAATTCTTTTGTGGACTTCAATCGTATCCAATCAGGAAATCTTTTGTCAAAACCTTTTGCCATTTCTGTAGCATTGACCATCACTGTGTTGTTGACAGTCTTAAAGGTTATATTGTTCCCATTATAATTAAATATACCCGGAAAATTAGTTAGTTCTTTTTTATTGCTTGATACATTATTTGTTTCTTTTGGTCCTTCCACTTTCATCTCCGCTCCTTTTTCTCTCTCAATAAATTTTTTGATAATGTTCAATAGTCTAGAGGCACACTCAGCTCTAGTGGAATTGGTCTCCGCATATTCCTCCAATAACCAAACAACATCCTCTTCGTTGATTCCCCAAGCGTACACTTTGGATTGGGTGAATAAAATCCTTCGCTTATTATCCAGCTTGCCCTTACCCATCAAGTAGTTCTTGTGTTTAGGATTACACCAATCCGTTACATTTATAGCGGAGCATATATCCGACAATCTGAACCACATCATATTGTCTACGCTGTTGATTATATACATTACGCTGTTTCCAGCGAACTCAAAACTCCCTCTCTTTATGATATTCTTAATATAATTCAACATCGTTTTCTTGTTTTTGATTGTTAGACTTCCAAAGTTTAATGATATTCTCTCTGCCTTTCTTACTCCATCTTACTAGAGATGCCATTACGTATTTTGTTCCATCCTTTTTGGTTTGATAATAAGGAACATCACATTGCCAACTCTTGTGCTCATCATCGGCGATAATAATGCTGAACTTTTTAGTAAACCATCCAGTATCCAAGAGGAACTTATTCAAACTGGCTGCTGTCACTTTCAGCTCAATCGCAATAGAAGATATGGTAAAGTAATCACGGTTCTCTTCCATATCATTATAGTACTCAACCTTGGGTTTATCCTCTTCTATTTTCTGAAGCGCTAATTGTTTCTCTTTATATTGTTCAGCCCAAGCTAAGGCGGCTTCAACAGGGTCCTCAAAATTAGGCAAGGACAAGTTGATAACTGCTTTATGAAAAACCTGCCGATAGATTTCAAAGACAGTACGAATCTTGCGAGCGATAAAAAATTCAAGACATGATGATGTTATGAAATATTTATTTACATATTTACTGCCTGTTGGCTGATCCGCTTTTTGGCGGATTAATTGATAATCAACACCTTGTATAAAATCTTTGATTAAAGACTTAACAGCGTTGTCTTTTCTTTCATAGACAAGAGGCCATACATCATCCAAATCCACAGGAAACTCTTCATTAGATTTGGATAATCTGGACACCTCTAAGAAATACGCTTTGATTTCATCACTGTTACTATTTTTTGATAATACTACTTTATTCTCCATAATTATTACATATTAGATTTAACACTACTGCACACCTGTATGACCAAAGCCACCTTCTCCTCTCTCTGACTCTCCCAATTCTTCTATAGTATCAACCGGAATCCAATTGATCTTAGGGACTTGTTGCAATACCAACTGGGCTATACGATCACCACTGTTGACCACGAAAGGTTCATCTCCATGATTTATGAGAATTATGCCTATCTCACCTTTATATGATTCATCTACCGTTCCCGGGGTATTGACAACTGCTATCCCCTTCTTCAGTGCCAAACCGCTCCTTGGTCTAACTTGGATCTCATAATCTGTCGGTAATCCAACATGAAGCCCTGTCTTGATTAGTGCTCTATGGTTCGGCTCGATCACTATACTTTCTTCACAAAAAGCTCTTACATCCATTCCAGATGATCCTAGTGTCTCATACGCAGGGTTTGAATTATTTGATTTATTTAAGATTCTTACGTTTGTCATTTTTCTTAATAGTTGTTTCCTTGTTATACTTCTTTGCTCTGTTTAATAATCTCTCTGGGGTTTCATAGGATCTCTCCAATCCACACATTTGGTCAAACTCTTGTAATTTTAATGAATACAAGTCCGAAATATAGACTTCCATATTGGGAGGTACCGATCTAAAATACAAGCTATTCGTAGTTTTTAATCCACCCTTTATCGCCATGTGTACAGCTGGTTGATATGACCCTGTTAGTTTAGCCGCTTGATACGAATTAGATACAATGGCTATCAAGTTAAAATTAGGTTCAAAGATTAGGACCGTATTTACTTCTGGTCCTAATCCTATAGGTCTTGCCATCTTACGATACTTATACCAATTTTTCCAGTACCGATTTCGGCAACCTTCTTTTAGCCGCTACAGCCAAATAGTTATCAGATACCACCATCCCATTGTAGAACAGCTCGTGCATCCTATCGTGCATATAGACAGAGAACGCAGGATCAATATACTCAACAAAGGAGAAGGCGAGAACCTCGTGGATCATAGTGTCTCCATTATCATCAGTCAAAAACAATTGCTCCAGACTATCAAGTCCCAATTTTCTTGCGTATAGATCAATAATAACAGAGCAAGTTTCCTTATAATTATCAATGCTGCATTGAGATTGATCTACTTCTCTGTTGTTCATAAAAGCCGTAGCGTTGAATACGGATACTCCCATCACTTGACCGAATAATAAATCTGGTAACTCAGGATACCAAGCCTCGAAATTATGTTTAGTGCTCATTTTTTACGCTTTAAATAGATAGATTTTTTTATTACCTTGTTCACGCATATCTAGATGTACCCACGATACGCCATCCTCCAGTGATATTGGATATGGAAGTTCCGAGGCATGAAGCATGATCCAATTACGGACCGCTGCCGCATTCATTTCCTTAACATCAAAATCACAAGCTTTTCCCAAGATGTGCGAACTCATGTATATTTTAGACATGCTGGTTTTAGATCTAACCAGATCACATAGATTACAACGAAGACCTCGTTGTGACAAGCTTCCCCCTATAGACCAGCTATTTACAAAAATAGGTTTCCCTAGTTTTTCTCTCAGAAAGTCCAGTGTTTCAAGTAAATGGGGATCAAAGAAGCTCCAGATGAAGTTCGGATTATGCCCCCACTTATTGCAAACATGAGGGCATACTAATTCCTGAACCTCAAAATACTGAGGAATGTACATTATAATCTATTTTTAATCAGATCATAATCCTTCACCAGATCTCGATGTGTCTCTTCCAATACCAATATGGTATCGAACTTAGTCCCGTTCACATCCGGAATCTTGTAATCAAATACACTATCTTTTAAATGAGCCTTAAGGTGCTTCTCGACCTCTGAGGTAGATTTAGCCGGAACGAGATAAATTTCGGTTGTGGTTTTGACCTTGTTTCCCGATATTTCCTCGAATTGCACCTTTGCGGAAAACAATATCACACCGTTTTCCTTATCAATTGAATACTCCATATAGCCTTTCTTCTCTGATTTCTCAACTTGAAGAATATCACTATATAGCAAGTTTTTCACCTTATCCAGTCTATTGATCTTTGGGATATCAATAGTATCCGGAAATTGAGTAGTCTCTTTTAGCAGTTCCGAGACCGTGGTTTCAGCATCACAAAAATTTGCTGATTCAGTTAAAAATAGCTCTTTAGCGTTTTCCTCCTGTCCCCTATCGTTAATGGACCGAAAGTTTCCTTGAACGCTAAAGTAATTAAAACCGTACATTAATTTTCAGTTTTCATACTTTTTATTTATTGTTATTATTAATACGATGCAAAGATATACATCTATTTTTATACTGACAAACTATTACATATATTTTTTATTATAAATTTATATCCATCTAATTATTAGCACATAAAATATAAATACACGATATATAAAATTATTCATCACTTATATGTAATGCTACAGAAACGTTTAAGTATATTAATATCGTGTTTAACAAAACAAACAAAATAGGCATTTGAATATATATTGGATAATATCATAGAACCTCTATTTCAAAACAACTCACTTAAGATGCCTCTATTCTTCATAAATAACTAAAACCTAATGGACAAGAATATAAATCAAGGGAAAATAGACTCGCAAACCTTAGAGAGTATCTTCCGGACAAGCAAAAAGACCATACAGGAATATGTGTCCGAGATCGAAAGGAATTGCAGATATAAATCGACTCGCTCTCAAGTTGTCAAGGGAGTGATCTTGGATGATAGATCAAGATTGATCGACTTATATGAGGCATGTGTACAACAGGACGCTCACATAAGAAGTGTCTTAGAGACATTGGAGTCCCAGATTATCGGAGAAAGATATATGTTGGCAAGACAAAATGCTAATGGTCAATATGTCCGTGATGTGGAGGCTACGAAGAAAATACAAGGGAGCCAATTCATCAAGATCATCAAAGGCATTGCTGAATCTAAATTGTATGGTTATACGTTGATTGAGATTAATCCAACAATCGATCCTATTACAGGAAAACTGAATGACGTGAATCTCATCGAACGCCGCAATGTATTGCCTGAACAAAAGACCGTATTGAAACGTCAAGGCATATGGCTTCCTAATTGGGACCTTGAGACTCCTAAATATAAGAAGAACTATATCCTTATAAACTCTGGTGATCTAGGCTTGTTCTCAGCCACTACTCCATTGATTCTCGCCAAGAAATTCACGTTGGCTAACTACATAAATTTCAGCCATACATATGGACAACCTATTATCCATGGTAAATCGGAGAGTGAGAATCTTGGAGATCGAAATAGACTAGCCAACGATATCGCATCTGCCGCAACCAATCGTGTTATCGTGACGGGATTAAATGATGACATAGACATCAAGGCTTTTACTATGTCCAATAGCGAGAAGATTTATACGAGCCTTATCGAGCTAGTTAACGCCGAGGTGTCAAATTTGATTCTAGGTTCTGAGTCTATGGCTGGAGCGACACAATCCTATGTAGGATCAACTAAAGCCCACCAAGATATTTTCCGAGACCGCATCAAGGTCTATCGGGAATATATTGAGAATGCCATGAACGAGGAGATTATTCCACGGCTAGTAGCTATGGGATATATTGAGAATGGACTGGAATTTAAATATTCCGGAGGATTGGAGATGAGCGTTGAGAGCAAGATAGATCTTTACGATTTTCTTTCAGATAAATATGAGATAGAACCAGACGAGATCGCAAAGGAATTTGGTGTTGTTGTAAAGAAGCAGTTTAATAATCCCGCTGGATGGAACGATATAAATGATGACGGTAAAGTCGATGATAAGGATAACGTGGTGGCTGGTGGATCAATGGGTACTGTTGCCCCTGCATCCAGAAGACGTTATAGGAGAAGGAGCAGCAGTAGCGTAGCGAACTATTTACAGGAGGTCATGAATGGAAGACGAGATATTCGATGAGACTAAAATTAATGATGAGACCGAGAAAGAGTACGAGTATTTATTGTTCTTGTTCGAGCAACTATTAGATAAATTCGACAACCAGACCATAGACCTAGAGGAGTTTCAAGACATTGTCGAGGCTCGGGCCATGTTCGCTTTTGGACATTGCGTGAGAAGGTTTGGTATAGATTTTAACGAGGCGCTGGATATAGTAAGAAATCACAACGAGACATATCTAACGCCCTCAGAGATCGAGAGAAGGAAAGCTCTCGTTGCGGCTTTGGACAACTTGATTGATTTTGCCACGGCAGAGGAGACTCAAGTATATATGGATATAGAGGAGCAAGACGAGGATAGTGATCCGGAAGAGATCTTCTATCTATATAATAATGTATACGCCAAGACCGAAAATAAGGACATAGACTACGCCTCATTTATAGCAGCATGGTGGATAACTTTACCAGAGGAGACAACCCTTATGTTTATGACACAAGGGGACGAGCGTGTTCGTGACTCTCATCGTGCGTTGGAAGGACTTAGCTATCCTAAATCTCAATTTCCTGAATGGCTGATCCCCCCTATCGATTGGAGATGCCGTTGTTACTTGGTGGAATCATTTACGAGACCCAACTATATGGATGTTCCCGATATAAGTTCTATTATAGATAAAGCAGTTAATCCTGTGTTCAAGCAAAGCCTAGCGAAGGGTGGAGCTATATTCGGAGAGGATCACCCATACTTCACCGTGGATAAGAATCTTATTCAATCCATGAAAAACATATCATCAAGCATCAAATCCAAATACAATTTGACATGAATGGTATAGATATCACTTTTCAAGACATGCTAAATCAATGGAAAATAGTCCCTAGCAAATTTGCGTCTGGCTTATTTAAGGCCAAGCTGAAAATAGGGGAAGAATATGTCAAGGAATTTAAGAGGTCGTTTGACCTAAAGAAAGCTCCCGGCGACAATGGTAGATTTTGGCCTCTTAGAAAAAACGAACATCGTTATCATCATGAGTTAATGAACGAAACGGGGGATTTGAAAGATTCTATCTCCTACCAACTATACGAAGGAGGAGGGTTGATGATCTATACGGATGAAAACAAGTTCCGTGCTAATGGAAGAAGAAATGACGCATTTAAAAGTTACGCAGCCTTCCATAACGATCCAACAGGAACATGGCCTCCAAACATCCAACGTAAATTCATGGGTGACTCCCCTTTGGTTGAGCTTAAAGCGCAACTGATACTATATAACTTATTAAAAAGCATCATATGATAAAAAAATACAAACCAAGACTCTTAAGAATAGAAAGCGAAGGAAGTTCTGATGAGCAAGACAATAGTGAGCTTACAGACAATGAGAACACATTAGGCGATGTATTTCAGGCTATCAAAAGAGCAATCCTTACCGTGAAGGAAGAAGAGGGTAATATGGAAAGTCCTCCCCTTTTTAAAACAATAGCCATAGATACCGGTCAGTTCGAGAGAATCATGAGTAAAACCAATACTGAATACGAGACCGTTTTTCCTGCTTGTTTTATACGATTTACGAATGTTCATTTTCTGGTGGCCCAGCAACGTATCGGGGAAGGTCGTGGTACCATCCGTATAAGGTTTATCCTCAACAAGCTAAACAACCAGCACGTGAATTGGGAGACTTATCCATTTTATATAGCGGAGAGATTGAACAAGGCTATCCAAGATGCAAAAGAGGAAGAGGAGGCACTTCAGGAACGATGCAACTTGATGTACTTTGACATGCCACAATCCACTAATATGCTGCAAGCGTACTGGCTTGATTATGAAATATATTTCAGGATAACATCAAGCTACAAGTATGCCGACTGGATCAAGAAAAAGGTCATCACTCCTCCATTCACCAACCATAGTGATGTTCCAGATGATAAGGAAGACGTGACAGAGCCTGCCTATAATGAATCATCCACGATCGATGACGGTATAATTAGTCCCGATGCCATCCAGATATTACCACAAGACAATCGATTAGAAGCTGGAGAGCAAATGGTCTTGACAGTCTTGTTCTCTCCAGATGACACAACCAACAAGAACATAAGTTTCGCTTCCTCTGATACGTCCATAGCGACTGTCACCCAAAGCGGCATTATAACCGGGATCAAGACCGGAAGCTGTCAAATACTCATCACGACACCAAACGGGGTCAATGCGGTCAAGGATATTATAGTTTACACAAAAAGAAATAACAATGAGTAAACCTTCAACAAATAAGGTCTGGCATTCAATTGATCAAACCCCCAATAAGGGCGAATGGTATTCCATCGTTCAGTCACCCAAGATAAGATTGATGTCAGTCTCTAACATTAACCATACAAAAACCGATTATCAAGTGAGTGCGGAAAATATCGTCAATGCGACAGATGGTTTTATAGATGAGGCAAAAGTCTATAGCTCCATTACCCACATCGAGATCAATAACCAACATCTTATAATCTCTTTCTCGAATGGGCTTACTTTCGATTGTGGAGTTGTTAGCGGCGACTATCCGATATTAAGGTATACCACTGAAGGTATAGAGGCTAAATATAACAGGGAGCCGGATTCCGCATACAAGTTATTGGTCCCCACGAAGGATATTTCCCTCAGCTACGATAAATTAACCGAGGAGCAGAAAAACGAGATCAAGTTCCATTTCTCAGATTTTACCGAGCAAGAGATAGTCCTCCTTCAAAAACCAGCCATAGATGCGGCTGCTCAATGCGAGACTATCATAAGTCTAGTAAACAATGCGTTATCTAATATAGAGGCATTAAATAACTTAATTAGTGATAAGGAGGCGAAACGAGATACGTCCGAGCAAGACAGGTTGAGCAGCGAGACTGAACGTAAGCGGCAAGAGACTATACGTATAAGCAACGAGGAATCAAGGAAGATAGCCGAGCAACAACGGGAACAATCGGAGACTCAAAGGGTCCAGAGAGAGCAAGTGAGAGTTAACGAGGAAATCTCCAGAATAAATGCGGAAACATTACGTGCCCAAGCTGAATCTGACAGAAAATCCGAGTACTCCCAGATTGTCAATGAGACCAACACAGCCAAGGATTTGGCCCTTGACGTGGCGAACCATCCAAACTATGTAGGGACCGATTTTTACGTGTATCAATGGGATCGTTCCACTCAATCCTATAACAAGCTGGATATATGTCTACGACCAGAAGCATTCAATATATTTAGGACGTTTCCCTCTATCCCTGAGATGAACAATAACAAGGACAACGTGCCAGAAGGTAAGTTCGTGGTTATCAATGGGGATGTAGAGGTTGAGGATACAGGAAAACTTTATGTGCGCACGTCAGAAGGTTTCGATTATCTGGTGGACATATCCGGTATGAGGGGTTTCTCTGGAAAGACACCTCAATTTATCATAGGTAATGTTGTCTCCTCGGAACCGGACGTGCCAGCCAATGTATCTCTTTCAGAATCCGGCGTTGACAGTAGCGGTAACCCGATTTATGCGATTAATATATCTGTCCCTAAAGGTAAGTCTGGAACCTCTTTCAATATACATGCCACATATGACACGCTTGATGACCTAAGCACCGCCATACCGGACGGATCCGATATAAACGGATGTTGCGCTGTTGGAACCCAAAAACCATACAACTATTATTTCTGGGGTAAAGGATCTGATGGAGAGAGTGGCTGGCAGGATCATGGTCGTTTGGAAGGGCAAAAGGGAGATCCTTATACTTGGGAGGACTTGACACCGGAACAAAAGGAGACGATGGCGGTTAACACTGGACGTTATTTCTTTGAGAATTTAATGATTAACAGCGATGGTCATCTAATAATCAATATTCCAGATAATTAATTCAAAAATACGATAACATGCCAATTATAGATTTAGGTAGGATCGCCTATATTAATAAGGGGGAATGGAACTCCTTCACCACATACGAACAAAAAGACGTTGTTTCTTATAACGGCGGTTCTTGGGCCAGCTTAATCAATAACAATACCAACGAAGTCCCATCCGAAGGTGAGTCTTGGGCATTGATGTCCAAATCCACCTATCAGTCATGGCTTGATCAAGGAAATACGGGAACCGAGGAGGATTTTATAGCTACCATAACACCCGTTCAACCGGATTGGATACAAACAGATACGACAGCCAAGGATTACATCAAGAACAAGCCATCCAAGTTTATCCCGACTGACCATACCCATACCAAGAGCCAGATAACGGATTTTCCAACGTCATTACCAGCAGACGGAGGAAACTCTGGTACAGTTAATGGTCATACCGTAGACTCGGATGTTCCGGCTGGAGCGAAGTTTACCGATACCATCTTTGACGATAGCGACTTGAAGCAACAGATATCGGACACGCTAAACGCCTCGAAACAATATACTAATGAGCAAATCGGGAATATAATAGGATTTGATATATCCGTTGTTTCGACCTTACCCGCGACAGGAAAAAAAGGAATCATTTATTTGGTTCCTAAAAGCGATGGTACTGACGCTGATTGCCACGACGAGTATATATGGATCGACAATAAGTATGAGCTGATAGGAAATACCGCTATCGATTTATCCGCATATAGTACAACGGAACAGAATGATAACAAATATGTTCCCAAAGAGGTTGGTAAGGGATTATCCACGAATGACTACACTAATGAGGAAAAAAACAAGTTAAGTAGCATTGCCGCAAACGCAGAGGTTAATGTCAACGCTGATTGGAACGCCATAGCAGGTAGTGCCCAAATATTAAACAAACCAAATGTCATTTTGGAACAAGATATAGATCAAACCAGTATCGATAAGTCTCAATCTAAATGGGCCGTGACAGGAACAACGAACAAAAATACTATCTCGTCCACAAATCGGGTATATGACTGGGTTGGCACTCAATCGGAATACGATACCCAGTTTAGCACGGGAGAAATCGATCCTAGCTGGATTTGTTTTATCACGGACGTGAACCCATTCTCCGGATTCAATATTTGGATCGGAACAATAGAAGAATATGGTTCAATAATTCCTCATGACACTAACACTATATATTTAATAAAGGATTGATATGAGAAAAAGTATACACCCTATCGATGATAGTTCCTCTGTCATATATTCAGGCACGTTGGGAGATCTATTCCAGATGTTACCCAACATACCATCCGCATCGTATTCCGTAAATATATGGTGTATAGGAAAAGGAGGAATGGGAGGAAACGCTGGAAATGGGTGGGGTTTATATAAAGGAGGAGCTGGAGGTGCAGGAGCGAACGGAGGAGTTTTATGCGTATCATCTTCGATAAAATATTCGGATAACATTAAACTAGAATACACGAACGATGACGGTACGTATGGAGCAAAAGTCTCATCGAATAAGTTTACGCTCAAAGCCTACAATGGAGGAAACGGGGAAAATGGTACGAATGCAAGCGCTTTTGGAGGTAATGGAGATGGAGGCACAGGAGGAACCGGTAGAGCCAATAAAGCTGAAGGTGCTATAATGGTTATACATAACTGGCACGACCCGAAAGCTCCATCTGGAGGAAGAGTTCCTAATAGTACGCCCCCTAACGCTATCTTTTCATGTGAATATACCACGTCTTATGGAAAAGCAAGCGCAGGCTCTGGAGGTAGCGCCCCAACCTCTCCATCTCCGGGGTGTATAGTTCTTGAATTAATGTTACCGATCGGATTCGTTGGAGAGCAAGTTATCAATCAAATTTTTATAGGAGATACAAAAATAAACCAAGCCTTATGATAAAACAAGGGAATAAAGTAATCAGTAATACGCAAATTAAAATATTATCAAGCAATGAGATAACAAAAGAAACCATTGAGAATGTTCTTACTGGCGAAATAGTATCTCATACTCATGATGGAACATATGTCAAAAAAGATGATCCTAGATTAAGCGACTCACGTCCAGCATCGGATGTTAGCGCATGGGCGAAAGCCTCTATCAAACCATCATATTCCGCATCCGAGATAACAGGATTATCCAATGTCGCAAAAACAGGTAGTTATAATGACTTGTCTAACAAGCCTACAATCCCTACCGTTGATGTCAACAAGGCTTATGTTGATGGTGCGTTAGCTACAAAGGCAGATCTTGTAAGCGGAAAGATCCCGTTATCCCAGCTGCCCGAAATCCCGTCCCCGATAACCATTGACAGCTCATTAAGCTCGACAAGTACGAATCCTGTGCAAAATAAGGTTATAAACACAGCGTTAGAAAACAAAGTTGACAAGGTATCTGGAAAAGGATTGAGTACCAACGATTATACTACAACCGAAAAAAACAAACTATCAAGAATCGGTTGGATTGTATATCGAGATCCATCAATAGAATATGAAAAAGGTAGTATTGTATTTTCTACATATTCTATTGATCCTAATTCTGGATCAAGTAATAAAAGTTCATTTGATATTAGAGGGGCAGATAGCTCTAGCTCGGGAATAATGACAGCCTCAGATAAGAATAAATTAGATGGCATAGCGACAGGGGCGAACAATTACATTCATCCTGCAACATCAGGAAACAAACATATCCCAGCAGGTGGAGCATCTGGTCAGATCCTTCGCTGGGGTTCAGATGGTACGGCTGTATGGGGAGCGGATAACAACACCACATATAGCGTGGTTGGCGCTAATGGAAGCACCGGTTTGGTAAAAAATGGTTCTTCTGTCACCAACGCTTCAGGTTATACTACTTGTCCTATTATTGGAGGTGTCCCTTATTATAAGGATACGACTTATACGCTACCAACAGCCACAGGGTCAATACTGGGTGGTGTTAAGACAGGTGCTAACATAACGAATAGCTCTGGCACCATCTCCATAACTAAAAGCAATATCACATCAGCCTTGGGATATACACCGGAGAAAGAATGCTTATTGATAGAATATATCGACATGGTAGGGAGCACAACTCCAGAAACCATAACAGAAACTCAATTCAATGATATTTGGAATGCCATAAAAAACAATGAAAGCATAAAGGTAAAATACAGCCAAGCGGATATCGGAGTATATATAACCGCAGATTGTGTATACGGGCTGTGTTACGGCCCAGAATTTGCCCGATGTATATTTGGTTCATTACACTCAGATGCCATAGGTATTATTATAGAAATTCAAAAACAAGATACAAAATATACGCTCGCTTGCAGCGCTGCCGACGGTGTTATTTCCACAGATGGATCTAGTGATATGTTTTTAGCGAATGACGGAACCTATCGCTTTTTACCAAAAGTCTCAACAACGCAAAATGGTATTGTTAATGTCCTACCAGATGACGCTACGAAATTCCTTGATGGAAAGGGTAATTGGAGCACGGTGAATACGATGTTAAAACCGGGGGTTAGCGATATATTTAAAAGAATTGGAGACGCAGGTGAAGGGGGAACGGTCACGCAAGCGGAATGGGATATATTGGTTGCGGCTACCCCAGAGATAGATAAAACTTATTTCTTTTCCGTAACCGAAGAATTTATAAATGAAGGTATAGGAATGTGCTATGATAAAGGTGTCATAACAAGAACAACAAGTAGCGTTGATATGCTCATCAACGGTATATTACCTCAATATCCTCAATATTTAGTAGGTATGTCCGTGGATGCGACTACAAAAGCATGTAGCATGATCGCATACGCAAGCACGATAGCCGGAGGCAGTAATGGGTTATCGATCTCTTCTGTAGTGTCGGATGGAAATAATCCAACCTCATGCGGCTTAACTTTAAAAACCAACGGTGATGGATCTAAAGCATTGATGGATAACGGAAGCTATAAGCCTGTCAGCTCTGATTATATTATTGATTATTTGGATATCTCTGGAGGAACCGGAGAACAAACATTTACTATAACAGAAGCTAGATATAATGAAATCAAAACGGCCTTTGAAAACAAACGAAACATTATTTTATATGTGTTTGAAGGACTGGGGTTCTATAGGTTTACCAGTGGTATAAATTTTGGAGAAACATTTATATTTACCACCACCCATACTTCATTAGCAGGTAATAATAATACTCAAATTGATATATACACAATTGAACTAGTGATAGAGCTTCCTGTAAATACAAGTTCTAAAGTAACCTATAGGAATTATAATCGTGTACTTTCATGATCTTTGAAATCCAAAAGTCCACGTTTAAAGAGACATAAAACTAACAAGCGTAGTTTCAGCTAATCTTAATAAACTAAACCAAAACAACTTACGATGGATACGACAAAATTCAAATATGTCGTTGGAGAAGCTAAAACGAATGAGGTTTGTGATATCAGATTTTTTGATTCAGTAAACGAGTATAGCGCCAACGCATTCAATTCCGAGTTTTTATGGATAGAGAGCTACGTAAAACCTAGCAAGATCAGAATCCTTATCAATAGCGAGGGAGGATCTGTTTTGTATGGTATGAGTATGTTCTCAGTGATCAGAAACTCATCAATCCTCACGGAATGTATAAACGAGGGTCTAGCCGCCTCTATGGGTTCTATTATCTGGGCCGCTGGAGACAAATCCTTAATGAGGGATTATGCGATCCTAATGGTCCACAACCCTTTCAATACTGCTTCCGATCAAGACGATAAGTGCAACACCGAAGACGGATGCAAGACAAAGGCCAAAACCGAGGAACCTGATTACGTGAAAGCCTTCCGGCAACAGATCGAGATGATCTACATGAAGAGATGGGGGTTCAACAAGACCAAGGTAAAGGAGATCATGTCTGGCAAGGAAGATTCCGATGGTACGTTCTTCACGGCTGAAGATGCGGTTAAGGCGGGCATCATTCCAGCGGAAAATATAATCAAGACCTCAAAACAAAAAATAGAGAAGGTTAAGAACGCAATAGAGGGCATTACAGACAGCCATATCCTCCAGAACACAATCACCTCTGTTTGCAATGAGCTATCGCTTAATGACACTCTAAATAAGGTAAATAAACCTTTAGATGATAGTATCTCTAATCTTAATAAAAACAAACAAGAATCTACGGAAGTAGAAAATAAAACCAAGACAAATAACATGGAAGAAAACAAGACTATTGATTTCAATTTTGGTGCTGTTGTCGCTTCTCTTGGTTTCAAGGAAAAAACAGAGGTCTCACAAGTCATGGCACGAATCACGGAATTGGTTGGTGTCGAGAATAAATTAACGGAGGCTAACAAGACTATCGATTCCTTGAAAATCGAGAAAGAGGGAGAGATCACCAAGAACCAGAACCTAACTAAAGAGCTAGAAAATGTTAAAGCAGAATTGAAAACTTACAAGGATGCTGAGAAAGAGGTTATGAACCAGAAAATCGCATCTATGGTCCAAGACGCTATTCAAGCCGGTAAGATCGAGGATTCAGCTAAACAGAACTGGATGGACATGGCGATGAAGAATTTTGATTTGGCTAAGGCAACGTTGGATTCTATCCCAGCCAGAGATAAGATCTCCACAGAGATTGAAAACGACAAGGATAACGTGGAAAAAGTGAAAGATAGTGTCCATACGGTAGAGGCTAAAATGGCCGAACAGGTAGAGGCTGTCGTTGGCAAGGACTTCACTTTTGGGTCACTTAAGTAAAAACAATAACTAAAACCTTAATAATTAATTTATGGCAAGTGTAACTTTTGCACAAAACTCATACGCAGGTGAAGTCCTAGAGGACCTGCTGACCTATACCGCCCAAGGCAATGATACCTATAAGGAGGGTTTGATCCATATCAAGAGTGGTATCCAATACAAATACACCCTTCCTTCCGTAAGTTTAGGTGAGATCATCCAAGATAACAAACCAACCCCAACAAGCCCGACAGATTCCAAAGGAACATACACATTCCGTGAACGTTATTTGGAACCGAAGGATTTCATGGTTTATCTAGAGTTCAATCCTCGTGACTTCGAGAAATACTGGATGTTCGCTCAACCGGATGGTAATTTAGTATTCCGTGAGCTTGACCCGAAAGTACAGGCAACGATGTTACGATTGTTGATGGACAAGAAGAACGCCTTTATCGGGGACGCTATTTGGCAATCCGTAAAGGGTGGAACTGCGGCTATCACGGATACGTTGACAAAACCGACAAACGGCGTTGATCTGGGAGCGGGTTCCTATAAGTATTTCGATGGAGCTATCTATCGTATCTTGGCCAACCTAAAGGAAAGTATCGCTGGAGAAACTGCGGTATTGGCTGGTAATACAGAATTGGATACTGGCGAGAAGATCGAATCTGCCATGTACACGATGTGGCAAAAATGCCCTTACCAAATCAGAAAGAATAATTTGGTTTATATCATGGACTGGGCCTCTTGGGACTTGTATGATCAATACGTGACCTCAAAGCAATTCAAGTACAATGACAATACCCAAGTCAACAAATACATGTTCAAGGGTAAAAGAATCGTTCCTATCGTAGGTATTCCGGAGAGCACTATCGTTCTTGGTAATTTCAGTACCGGAATGGACTCTAACTTATGGATGGGCGTTGATTATGCCAATGATACGGAGGTATTGAAGATCGATCGTTTACAAGCCAACTCTGAGCTATACTTCTTCCAGATGAGAATGAAGATGGATGTTAATATCGTACGTCCGGCAGAGATCGTAGTTTGGACAGCGTATAAACTGACCGCCAAAGCATAAGACCAAACAATAACCAAAACCGATAAGGGGCGAGGCCAAGTCTCGCTCCTTTTTTTATATACATAATATTAAAATGGCAAGAATCAAGAAAGAAGCGGAAGAGATTACCGAAAAGTCTCTGCAAACCACAATTACAGAAGAAGCGCCAATCATTGAACTGACTGGCGATAAGATTGAAGGCATGGAAGAGAGCGCTCCCCTAAAGACCCTTCAAGAACCAACTCCCCAGATCATTCCAGATAATATCAACAAGATATTGAAAATGTACACTGGATACGAGGAACTTTATATCGATAATAAGGGTGGAGCTTATACGATCCAGTACCCGAACGCTCATTTATATCAAAATCCCTATCATAAAAAATAAAACATGGCAATAGGAACAGTATCTTTCATCAGAAAAGACGGCAATCTCACACCAACCTCTGTTGGTAACGATCATATCAGCGGATTGATCTTTGACATCCCAACCGATACGCAGATGCCCTCTAACGTAAAAATCGGGGACGTTATCCAGTTGTTCTCCGTTAACGAGGCTGTGACATTAGGTATTACTGAATTTGAAAAAGATAAATCAAACTTTCTCTATGGTATCCCTTATTTTCATATCTCAGAGTTTTTCCGCATGAAACCGGATGGGTCATTATATGTAATGTTCGCCGATTGCTCAAAGAACTGGAACGCAATCAAGACCATCCAGTCTGTAGCTAAAGGAGATATTAAGCAGCTAGGAATCTGGACATCACAAAACATTTGGTCTGTAGCATCCAGCTCAGAAGATGATTATTCGCTAAATCTAGTGGCCGATATCAATACGATCGCCGAAGAGCTAGCTAACGAGCACCGTCCGTTATCAGTATTATTGACAGCTAACTCCACATCCGCAGATTCCACGGGATCTATCAAGACCATTGATTTGGTAAAGATCCCATCTTGCATAGGAGATTTTCCACGTGTGACAGCATTGTTAGGGCAAGGTAAATCCGAGCTATTAAGACAAATGCAAATCGAGAACCCAAAGCACTCTTCTATCGGTTGCGTAGGCGTGGCCTTGGGTTGTGTAGCGGAAGCAAAGGTGTGTGAGTCTATCGCTTGGGTAAACCAATTCAACCTGACTTCCAAGCATATGAGCGAGATCGAGTTCGGGTTCGGTAATATAGAGCTTAACGACACTGGAGATGATTTTGTCAGCATGTTGCAATTCGAGGCATTGGCTCCAGCACAAATTGACGAGATCGAGGAAAAAGGATATGTCTTCCCGATCAAATACGCAGGAAGAGCAAATGGTACTTATTTCTCAAAAGACAGGACTTGCTCCAATGGTGATTATAGGACCATCGCCAGAAACAGAGCTATTGATAAATCAAGACGTGCGATTAGAAACGCCCTCCTTCCCTATTTGAACTCACCTGTACTGGTTAATCCTAAAACCGGATATCTGACTGAGATCGAGATCAAGAAATACCAAAATGTTGTCAAGAACATCCTAAGCACGATGGAAGGTAATAGCGAGATCTCCGGATATAGCGTATTGGTCTCTTCAAACCAAAACATTCTATTGACCGATACATTAAAGATAACATACGCAATCGTTCCAGTAGGCGTGACATCAAAGATCATCGTAGAGGAAGGATTCGCTTTAACTAACGCTTAAAAACAACACATATGGCAGATAGTACTACGACACTTATTAATGGCCGTGCTTATGATTGGTCCATGATCGAGGTCAATTTCGGGTTCGCCTCATCGTCCGAGGCGATCTATGGAATCAAGGCCGTAAAATGGGAAAGGAAAAGAAAAGTAGAAAGCAACTATGGTATCGGTTCCCAACCAATCTCACGAGGTTACGGCAATTGGACATACACAGCCTCCATCGAGCTTGATTACGCCACGCAGGTAATGTTCCAAGAAGCTTCTCCGGATGGTACGTTGATGGGACTTGGAGAGTTTGATTTGATCGTTCATTTCGCACATCCAGATGACGGACGAACAGTGACAACCACCTTACAGAAGTGTATCTTCTCTGAGGATGGTATGGAAGCAAAACAAGATGACACGGATCTTTCTAAGGAATTCGATCTTAATCCGGGAGGAATCGATCCTAGGACATAATTATAATAGTAGATTAAGGGGAAACAGATATACTTTGTTTCCCCTTTTTTTATTTATAACCCTCTGATAGACTACAAATCTATAAACAAAACAAATTTCCATGTTATAAAACATAACCATGTCGAATAAATGAAAATTCATGGATAATCTATCATCTATTCACTATATTTGTTTATTCTTAAATCTAAGTATCATGGTTAACATTATTTCTTTGACAGACTCATGGGGTACTCAAAAAGGAGGCATAAATTCTTTCAATTATGATTTACTGTGTTCGCTAGCAAAATTGGATTTGGAAGATCTATCTCTTTATTGTGTAGTATTAAATATAGACAAAGCAGGATTAGAAGACGCAGAAGGCAAAGGTATTAAAATTATAAACCTAAAGTCACAAGAGTTTAGTGATGCCTTTGTTCCATTCATTCTAAAATCTATTAATGGAGAAGATGCTAAGAACTACTTTATTGGGCATGATGTAATTTCAGGAAAAATTGCCTATGAATGTAAGTTTCAATCAGAGTATAACAGTAAATTCATAGCTTTCCATCATATGTCATATGAAAGCTATGAACCGTTTAAAATTAATTTTGACCCTTACAAATCATCTTATAAAAAATCAAGGCAAGAAATAATATTTAGTAATGCCGATATTATTTTTGGTGTAGGTCCTAAATTGTATAAATCAGCAATGGATCTTGTAGATGATGAACAGAAAAGCAAATGTAAGATGTTCATACCGGGATTGCCTGAAATTAAAAGCAATCAAAAATTACCTAATAAATTTATAGGGGTATGTACAGGCAGACTAGAATATAACACAGACTATATTAAATTATTTAGCCTAACGGTTTGCGCTTTAAAGAAAGCTATTCTAGAATGTGGAGAAGGAGCTTTCTATCACGACTCTAAAGTAGAACTAGTAGGATTAGAAAAAGATCTTGATAAATCAAAGATTCAAGATATTAAAAATCATATTTCAAGTCAATTAAACATTTTTAATCTTGGAGAAGGTCAATCGTTGTATAATATAGTCCCATATAAGGAGGATCGAGAAGAAATTTTTACTTTGCTAAAACGAAGTACTGTCGCACTTATGCTTTCTATCCATGAAGGTTTTGGTTTAGCTGGCTGGGAAGCTATTGCTGCTGGTATTCCTTTGGTTGTTTCCAAAAATTCTGGTTTATATGAATTTTTAGATGATAGTTTTGCCAACCAAGCCGCTAAATATGTATACCCAATAGAAATAAAAGGAGATGGAAAAACAATATTTTCGCAACAAGACTTGGAAAATGTCAGTGAAGCCATTAAAACTATCAATAATCAACAATCAAAATGGAAAGAATATGCTACATCCCTAAAAAAAATGCTAACAAAAAAATATAGCTGGAAAAAAATCTGCATAAGTTTCCTCTGTGATATTGGAGAAAAAGAAATTGTAAAACCTTTAAATTCTAGATATATGATAAAAGTAGTTACACCGCATGAGAACTATGGTTCAACACATTTATTGAAAAAAGCCTGTAAACGGATATGGTTAGACGCAATAATCTATCCTTATTATTCTAAAACAGGAGATTACTTGCACTATCAGAGAATGATTCAAAAGAACGACAAGTCAGAAGTTAATGTAATTTTTCCTACTGAAGAATTAGTAAAGTTTCATAATGATCATTTTAATGGTTATGCGGGTATTCTTCGTAAAGGGGAATATAGTGAAGAAGATTTACTTATAGAATTACGAACTAATATCAAAGCGTTTAAGTCAATAAAAAATTCTTTAAAAGCTGAAGATCAAAACAGATTCAAGCTATTTGAATGTAATACTATTTTATTCCATCCATTTGTTCTTATTGATAACACAATGTTAACGGGCTATTTCTCCCATTCAGCATGTGTAGCACCATATGGAACTTGGATGTTATCTGATATCTCTGATAAAATCATTTACGAGAAAGATATTTTAGATATAGAAGATCCTATGGAGCAAGCCATTAAAAGATTGGTAGATGAATTTCAATATCGTTTAAGTATATCTAAGGAAATAAAATAACCTACATATATCTCTTGATTAGGAATACAGCATGACTAGTCAAGAGATATATTTTAATCAAACTTTTTTCTAAAATCCCCTCTATTCTTTCATAAACAACCAAACAAAGTATATATTATGGAAATGGAAGAAAGCAAAGAGCTTACATTAGCACAAGAAGAAACTATCAAGAAAACCTTAGAGGAAATCAAGAAACAAGACCCCAAGAAAAACAAAAGAGTCTATCCTATCGTAGTATTTGGTGACGAGTACGATGACAAGGAAGTGTATATCGCTTATTTCAGAGAACCGAATTTCGTTGCATTCAGTAAGTTCGCACAATTACAGAAGAAGGATGAGATCGCAGCCGTCCGATCATTGGCACGTGACACGTTTATCCAAGGAGATAAGGAACTAGTGGACGATGATTCATTGTTCTTGTATGGCTTGTCCGCAAAACTGGTTAATATCATTGGTTCTCGCCAAGCCAAGGTCGCAAATTTCTCGATCGCTGGCAAGTAAGGGATGATGAGTGGCTAAGACAATATATAGCCCTCGTCCGTCATTACTTTCCCAGCGTAGATCTATCCACGATATCAGACGAAGATTTCGCATTGATCGCCAACGATGCTTTGTGGTTACATAACCAAGTCATAGCCACATCATCAGTTAGGCTTTTTTCTTAACTACTTTATATATTCCTCTCTAGGCCCCTATCGACGTGATGTCGGTGGGGGTTTTCTTTTTTAATCAAGTCTTTACGCTTCAAGCTATTCTTTATTAAGTAAACAATAACCAAAGCCTATAACATGGATTACAACGTCAGGTACAATATAGACATCAACGGGGCGCAAGCTTCTAAAAATATCAGTGATTTCCAAAGCACGATTCAAAGGACTATCCCTCCCATCATAACCTCCCTAGAAACATTGAGAAAAGAGATTGGAAAAGTCAACGCTGCTTTTGTAAGTCTCAATAGAATCACTGGCACAAGACCTAAGAAGATCAAATTCAGTATTGATAATGGCATAAAGAAAGAGCTAAAAAACCTTCAATCCCAGATCAATGCGATCAAGGGAAAAACGGTCACTATCAATACCAAGGTTAACCAAACAACCAATACTACGACCGGATCAGCGACCTCTATTACGGGTAGGAAAAATAGAAACTATGTCCCTAAAAATGGCAACAACAGAGCTGCACGTGGCTTTGGTAGCGGGGCGAAAGGGTTATTCGGGGCTGCGGATGTCATGTACGCAGCAGGATTCCCTTTCCCGAACATGATTGGTGCAGCCGCTATCGGTATGGGAACCATGAGTATTGTAAAGGATGCAGCTGAATATGAGAATATCATGACAACGGTACAGAGTATCCTTAAAGCCACGGATAAGGATACTTCTACGTTTGACCAGCGATTTTCCGATATGTCAAAGAATATCCGTAAGGTTGGTGTCGATACCAAGTTTACCACGACAGAGGTTGCTGGAGCGGCCAAATACCTAGGTATGGCAGGCTTGAATATCGAGGATATCAATAATTCCATAAAACCTATCGCCAATCTCGCTATCATTGGTGACGCTCCACTTGATAGGATGGCAGATATCGTGACTAATATCCAGACCGCCTATGGTTTGGACAGTTCTAAGATGGGACAAATATCCGATATACTTACAAGCGTTACCACCAGCACAAATACCAATGTATTGGAAATGGGTGAAGCCATGAAATTCGCAGCTCCCATGATGAGTATGGCCAAGATCTCTTTCAATGAAGCGACTGCCGCTATCGGGGCGCTAGGAAACGCCGGATTGAAAGGTACGGTTGCGGGTACAGCCTTACGAGCGATGATGACAAGATTATTGAATCCTACAAAAAAGGGAACTGAGGTCTTGAAAAAATACAACATCCAGCTATATGAGCTAGACAAGGCAACAGGAAAGACCAAATTAAGATCGTTATTTGACATATTCTCCCAGCTCAAGTCTAACGATGCCAGCGTACAAGACCTGACCAAACTATTTGATAAAATCGGAGGAAACGCAGCTAACAACGTATTCGCCGAATTGATGAAACTTCCAGAATTAATACAAAACTCAATCTACTCCGGAGGTCTAGCTGATAGCATAGCGTCTAAAAAACAAGATACCATCAAGGGAAAATGGGACAAGGTAACATCACAGTTTACCGAGACAGGTATGACCGTCTTCGAAGCGTTCAATCCTATCATCAAAAATGGGTTAGACGATCTGATACTGTTGCTCCAACAACCGGGAACAGCTCAGATGTTCAAAGATGTAGCCACAGGATTGGTCGCATTAACAAAAGCATTGGTTGGAGTATCTATGTGGGTATCTGAAAATTGGAATTGGTTAGAATATCTTGTAATTGGAGGGGTACTATTCAAGAAGATATCAAAAATCGTAGCGGCCATAACTCCTATGGCAAAAGGTCTTTTTAATACCGCTAGAGGGGCTAGCGCATTGACAACCGCCATAGGAGGAGCCGGTGGGGTTGGATCTGCTATTGGAGGAGGATTGCTAGCGGCCATAGGAGGAATACCAGCAATAGTAACCGCAGCCGTTACCGCTTTAGCCTCTTTGGGAATAGGTGTATATGGGGCAGGGAAGACAACGCAAGCGGTAAGCGAGTCAATAAAGAAAGAATATGAAAATCTGCTGCCCGTATTCAAGGATAAGGACGATGACAGCTCCGATAATGGAAACAATAACGCAAAGAAAGCCCTTTCTGGAACAAAATACTATGATTTTCTAGGATATGATCTTGGAACAAAGAACATGATGTTCAATGGGGAAAGTAGCGTCTATCCGCAATACATAAGAGCTATGTCCGAACGGGGAGACTTGGAAGGATCGAAAATAGCCAACCAATATCTCATGGCATCCATTGGAATGGAGGATTTAGGGAAAGACAAGATCAAGTCGGTTTATATTGATCTTATCGATGACATGGAAAACCAGAAGAAATCCTACAAATACAATTTCGGTCCATATATCAATCTCACCGATGAGGAAAGGTCAAGGGGAGTAACTATATTAGACAGCGTCAACCAACTTAACGCAGATACGGAAAGCAAGACAAAGCAATTCACGGAGGCCGTAAATAAATCCATCGATATAGGGCTTGGCTCATTAAAAGAGATCATGGACCTTCAGCTAAAGATAGCAAGTGGGTTACCTGTAAGCAGCAACGAGGCCATTGACTTCATCAAGAATTTCACGGGTTACGATCTAAGCCAAAAATCGCTAGGGTATCATATAATAGCGCCATCTGGCGATATCGTATATAACGACAAGGAAGCAGCAACGAACACGTCCAAATCCGCAATGACCGCACTTAGAAACTCTGGGGTAAAATCATGGTTCTTGAATCCATTGATCTCAGCGCTAGGTGATATCAAGGATTTATTTGACATGTCCGAGCTTCGCTCCACGAAAGATATAAGAATAGAAGGAGATGCAAGTGGAGCAGAAAATGGAGGTAATGGTAATGGTGGAAATAGCGCCTATAGCGGAGTAGGCAAGACTTCCGGAACACAACCCAAGATAATTACTATCAATATCCAATCCCTCATTGGAAGTATCAACGTAAACTCAACCAACGAAGAGGATATGGAGACCTTCAAAGAAAAAGTAACGCAAGTAATGATAGACGCAGTAAAGGATTTTGAAATATCATACAGCTAATGGAAAAACTAAGTATCATAGAATCTACGATTAAACCTGAAAATCCAACACCAAGGATATTCGCAAACGTAGCCAACGAGTCATCAAAAAAAACGCTTCCCCCACTTAAACCCAAGGACTACGAGAATCATGCCATAAAAAGGGTGTTGGGGGAATTATACAAAGGCAAGGACCCATCATCGGTTCTTACCTATATCCCTCGAATCAATATCATTGATCTGGCTAGAAACCCAGAAGCCTACCTTCAAAAAAAAGCAAGGATCATAGAACATATTGTCACTTGGAGAACAAAACAAGCGGCATTAAGAATGGCTGATGAGATCATTAACGGTTCTCCTGATTATAAGCTTCAAACCAGATACAATCTATTTGATAGGGATAGTAATATCAAGAAACTGGTCGAAGCTAATACCCCAGTAAATTTACTACAAGAGAAAGGGCTGAATGGAACCCCTATCAGACATTACATACAGCTTCAAATAAAGGACGGAAGCGAAAATTATCAATTCTTCGATGGGCATGCGGTTATCAAACTCTCCGAGCAAAAGAATATCCTGTTAACCAAGGTACAAGGTCGGGATCTCACACGCAAAGAATATATCTCTGGAGGGGACTATAATATCACCATCACCGGGAAGATAGTCAGTCCCTACCAAGACGTATACCCGACAAAAGAGGTCATGGACTTGATAAAGATATTGAAGCATAAGGACGTGGTAACATGCCAATCCCCATACCTCGATATGTTTGAGGTCAATACCATCCTAATACTATCCTATGATTTACCACAAGCCATAGGATTCTCAAATGTCCAAAATTACACGATCAACGCAGTGTTCGAGAGAAATACGGAGGCATTGAAGTTCGAGGAGGAAGAAAAGAAAAAGGTTTTATCCGCAAAACAAGTAATGCAAGAGGAAATAGCGAAACGTGAGGCTTGGTTAGCCGCCAACCCAGAGCAAGTTGTTTCCAAGGCCAGCTTAAAGGATTATCTACGCAAGTTCAACCCCAAACAATTCATTCAATTACAAAACTGGATATAATGGAAATACATGGCTTAAGCATACTGAATTGCCTTATCACAATAGGGGACGAAGATCCTAACGATAAACTGAACATCTTAAATAAGGTCACTGTCAATGAGGTTGTCAATCTCCAGATCAAGGACTCCTATCAGACACTCATCAATACGGCCACCGTAGAGTTCACGAGACAGATCACGGTCAAGTCCTCTTTGAAAGACGAGTTCGGAACCAGAGAGGTCAAGCTTATGGGTGACAAGGATAGCTTGTTCAAAAGAGGTAAGCGTATCAATATAAAACTTTGCTACGGAATAGACGAGAATCTCAAAACGATGTTCGATGGATACATAACCTCTATCGTTTCAGGAAATCCTTTCACCCTTGAATGTGAGGATATGGGATATATATTAAAGCAGACAGCGCTAGATCCGATAAAGACCAGCGCAAAAGGTACCAAGATAAATGAATTTGTACCAACAATACTGAAAGGCACTGGAATAGAGCTTCACCCTAGCACGAAAGAGATGAATATGGAGATAGGTCAGATTGTCTATCCACAAAGTTGTACGGCAGCTGATATATTGAACAGGCTCAAGAAATGGGGTATCATGTGTTATATGAGAAATTATAACGGTATTCCTCATCTAGCTATAGGCAGAACATTCTTTTCTGTCAATACCTCTGAATCATTACTGAAAGACATGCCGGATACTCCTTATGATATAGAGTTTGATGAGAACGTGGCAGAGGATAATTTATCCATCCACAAATTAGATCCAGCTCTCATCGCCTTGGAAGCGATAGCCTTGTACCCCAACAACTCAATGTTCAAGGCTACAATAAGAAGAGATCCTAAAGATCTCTCTAAATTTCAAGTAGTAAATGAGACAAAGATAAGTAAGAACCAGTTAAAGAACACTTTATTATCAGAATATGACAAAAACAACAATCTCACGAACCAATACGGCGGCAAGAACACCAAAATCGATCTTTCTGCTTATAACATTCGTACTTTTCATGAATATAACGTCAACCGTGACACTCTTATCAAGAATGCTGAAGCGAAATTCGGAGAGATATCCCAGACCGGAATCGATGGAGACCTTACGATCTTCGGTGATTTTGGATTACAAGCTGGATGCAAGATACGGCTGACGGATAACCTTAATCCCGAGCGAAACGGAACTTACGTGGTAAGCGAGGTAATAACAACTTTCGGGGTAAAGGGGTATAGGCAAAAATTAAAGATACCATATAAATTAAGCGATAAATAATGGCAGACCAGAACAAACTATCAGAAGCGCTGAGACGGATCGTACAGGCCCCGGAGAATAACTTGATGATATTGCACGGCTTTGTAGCCAAATATACGCCGGGAGATAATGGAGTCATAGGAACCATAGATTTCATTTCCATGGATGGGACGGTAAGGATACCAGAAATTCCATTGAGCGCCATTCCCGGATTAAGCAAGGGCCAGATGACTATTCCTACCATCAAGTCTGACGTGACAGTATTATGGGCGGTAGGAACCGGTAACGCCTCTATCCTATCCTTCTCCCATATCGATACCTACAATATCATCTCAACCAAAGAAGTAAATATAGGAGTCACCAGCGAAACTCCTAACGATGAGGTTGACTATAACGAATTGGAGGATGACGGAAACAAGAGCGGAACCACATATACCAACTCATCAATAACCTCCATGGTCTCAAACAAGACCGACTCAGCCACTCAAATCATCGCTCCCGACAAGATGTCATCTGAGATCGGATCGTCCAAGGTAGAGATCGAGAAGGAGCAAATAAAGGATAGTGTTGGGGACTCTTACGAAAAGCTGGATACTTCTGGGATAACACTAGAAGGCAAACAGATATTCGTAGGTGAGGGAGCGACAGAACCAGCGGTATTGGGTACGCAGCTTGTGACCCTCATGATGAAATTCATAACCGAATGCTCAAAGATAACCACCCCTACCATGCTAGGGACGATGCCAATCATCAATCTCGCTAATTTCACATCGTTCCTCTCCGAGTGTAATTCATTTCTATCACAAACCGTAAAAGTAAAATAATGGCAGAAGAGATAATAGACCCTAACAAAGGGCTTATTGATATGCCAGATTTGGCAGGATCAGAGGTTTGTAAAAACTTGTATGAAAGTTTTTATGCTAGTATCAAAAGTAGTCAAGGCGATGCTCTCGAAGGTTTACCAGAACAGGATCAAATAGTGATCAATAACAAGATAAAGAATGCCGCCTATAACCTCGCCTCTCCCATAGCGAACTGCATAGGAACCAGCGAGCCTTCCGAGCCTCAACTAGGTACTTTCGTCAAAAAGACAGGAGATAACATGTCTGGAAGGCTAGGTACGTTATTCGGGTTTCAAACTGGAGAAGATGGTAAAATATTCTTCCAAACCAAGAAGGACATGGAAGGAGCTATCATAAAAGATCAGTACATATCGATTGAAGAAAAACTTAAAATAGATAGCCATAACCTATTTATCGACAATAAGATATTATTCAATCATTTTTCCAGAGACAGTGACAAAAAAGAAATACTAGAGATAGATGGAGGAAATATTGTTGATTTCAAGGAATCGAACATACAAATAACCGGAACACTTAACGCCAATAGCCTCAGTGTGTCTAATGATTCCTTCACCTACTCTAGTCATACCATTTATCACGCCGGTAACTCCAATAAGGAAGATGTCGATTGGACAATGAAAAACTCAGATATTGCGGGTAGTCTTGTCGTAAACGGCAATAGTACGTTAAAGGGACTTCTTACCTCCCTACAGAAGGTTGAGCTTGGAGCCAAGAACAATGTCATTCTATCCATAAAAGACGATGGTGATTTAGAAGTCAATGGAAATATAAAGTTAGGTAAACCATATAAGATCAAGGTTGGAGAGATAGATATCTTAGGGTGTTTATCAGACAAGGATATCCAACTATCATCAATTGGAGGTTCATTGATACTTGGAAGTGGAGACAAAAACACTACCGATATACGGCTATGGAATACCCTTACTACCTATGCTGGAGACCACAATCTAATCGATAAGTTTGGCAACGCCTCTTTCATGAACACGTTTGAGGCTGGGTATGGATTCGGCAATAAGCTTCTCAGTACCGCTGAAAGTTCTGTCGTTATCCACGAAAAATTACGATTCGGGGATGATACTGGCCCATTCATATCAGCTGACACATACGGAATCGGATTGGAAGCCAAATATACGAGAGGAGAGTACAGCGCAACACACAGGACTACGATCAATATAGGACGATCAACATCTATCTATCAAGATCAATCCAGAAACAGCGAAAGTGTATTTGTAAGTTCAACCGCCGATTTTTTCACGTTCAACAACCCTATAGAGGCAAAAGACTTTATCGGTATAACTGAATCGACAACCAGACTTTCCGATAATACGCTATTCTTCACCGATAACAATCGCTTAGTCAACATACCTGATGGTATCAAGCATTTTGGAAATTCCTATTTCATAAACAATCTCTCGTCTGAAAGATTCTCTACAGGTTTCGCAGGTGAGGGATGGGCGATCAGGAAAAAGCTAGATACAGGAAATATAGAGTTAACCGTAGACGAGGCCGTGATTCGTAAAAAAATGAGAGTTTACGAGCTTGAGATCCAAAAAATAAACGTAGTCAACGGCTCTCTCTGGGTAAGTGACTCATGTAGCGCAGATAAAGTAACAACAATACCATAAACTTATGTCATTAATCAATTATACGAAGTACAAGATCTCTATCGATCCTAAATCAAAGAAAGTACAAGGATTGCAAGCCGGAGATATCGTCAGAAGACAATATTTTGACGGAAAGAATACTATATACAGCTTGATGGCTGTTCTCGATACAGGAATAGATAAGATCGCCAACGAGAACGGGGTACTGGAGGATTCGCCTTATTTCGTGGGAGCATTGCTAGACGGAGATATTCCCTCCAGCGATCAAGTGTTGGATTTCGCAAGGATGACCAATCTTTTCAACGCAGACAGAAGCGGAGCCTTATACTTAACGGCAAGTGATTCTGAAGCGCCTTATATGAGTGTCCTTGACAAACTTGGAACCGAGAAATCGTTATGTATCCCTTTCTTGCCGGGAAACACCCCTTCGATCGCCTCCAAGGATAAATACCATGCGATTCTTAACTCTAATGGTACATACTCCTATCAGAAATACCTTGATGGAGCGTATCGTGTATTCTCCATCAACAAGACCTCATCGGGAAACGCAAGGATAAAAACAACCTTCGAGGACACGCTGATGATCCAAAATGTAGTTATTATATCATACAAGATCAAGGCAACAAGATCCATCGCTTCTCTCCCATTCAAATTCGGATATACGGATGACAGTAAATATGAGGCCGAAGGAACAGTAAGCGTGTCTACGGCTTGGGAATATAAATTTCATCTGGTTAGGATAGATCAAACTCCTAGAGACACCAGAAGCTTCACTATCGTTCTTGATAATGCCCCCAACAGTACCATATCCGTAGCAGAGTTGAATATCATCAAGCTATCCGATATAGCCAATTTCACAAACGCAAACAAGGCTACCATCGGTAAAATCGGGCAAATAGTAGATCCCGTGTTTGGTACGCTCAAGGGTTATGGTGTCTACTCCCAAAACCTCTACGCAACCCAGAACGTTGGTATAGCCGGTACGTTAACCGCTGGCGATGAGAATGGATTCTCCAGTACTTTCTATGCAGGAAGAATACAGAAGAACTTGATACGAAACAGTCTTGAATGCGATTTTCAAGGCACAGCAACACTACTAACCAATGAGAATCTACCGGCACGCATTGGTAACGCATACAAGTTTACCACCGTAAATATGCACACGTTGGTTTGCAGGGAAGCGGGCTGGGCATCAGCGAACAAAGACAAGATTGTCACGTTCTCTATATGGATCAAGGGAACAAAAGATTTAACCGTAAAGATCTATCAAAATACGAACTTGATAGACTCTTTCGAAATAGAGGCTGGATGGCGTAGATATACGACCACATTCCCTGTATATTCCACCGCAAACGAGCTTACCATGAGATTCGAGACTACGGAGCAATTGATAGTTTGCTCACCTCAGCTTGAGTTTGGAGAATATGCCACCCAGTACCAACCAACAGATGGCACATTATCTGAAGACAGCGAATCCTATGGCTTTTGGGCATGCAAGGGAGGTATAGGTGGTACGATCCAGAACCCCTTACTGAGATTTTGTGATGATGGTTCTATACGCTCCAGAAACGATTCATTCATAATAAAAAGCGATGGAACAGGACAGTTTGCGGATGGTCGTTTCGCATGGACAAAAGACACCATAACATTACAAGATGTAACGATTAGGTGGGAAGATCTTACCCAAGAGGCCCAAAATAATCTTTCAAGCAAGGGCGTGAGAATCACTGGTAGAAACGTATTCTATTATGATAAGGATGGTACGGTAGATAGCAACATAACAACCTTAGAGGCCGAGGAGATAAATATCGTTCCTACGAGCAGGAAATGGGAATACCTATCTCCCAATGGATCTTGGATTAGCGCAGGAAGCGCCTCTACCTCTCTATTGTTGAGCGATACATCTAGTATCTGGAGTCAGAGGAGCAATCTGTCTATCAAATATACGGCTATCGTCAACAATAAAGAATACTACGACCTGATTAGCGTATATAAGGTATACAATGGGGTTGACGGCATACGGGGAGAAGACGGGATCGGG